ATAAGCTTGCCCGACTAACGAAATTTATTGCATAACGGAATATAATAATGAATAAAAAAGAAGTTGAATATATAGATGTGAGTAAGGTTTCAAAAGATGAAGCTGAAATGTTATTGCGTCAGATTTGGGACAAAATGGTTCGGGAAAGTAAACCGTTGGATTCACAATTCGCCGCTGTATTAAATGAAAATATACAAAGTTTATTTTGAAAAAGGCGCGTAATGCGCCTTTTTCATTTCAGATGTTTTTCCCAAAAATCATGGGATACAAAAATACATTTCCCACTAATCCACACTTCTGATTTCTTATTATTATCAATATTAGTTGTTGTACCAATTTTGAAATTCAAGGTGTCAATACTATATGATTTTGCCAAGTATGATTCTACATTACTGACTTCCTCATCGAATGCAGAATATATTGCTTTTTCTGATACACTTAACTCTTTCATATCTTTGTCAAACATACGTTTGATAGAATCAATGAAATCTTTATATGATGAATCGCTTAATTTAGCAGATCGAAATACATCATTCCAGATATCGATTCTATGTACTTTGTTGCCAATTTTAACTTCAATATCCCAAATATCTTCTGTTCCAACAAACCCGATTTCTGCATTATTAAATGGATATACAGCATACATAATACTACCATATGCGTTTGCATAACCCTGAGCGTAGCTTTTCCCAGCATTGGTTTCACAGATCAAGGATTTGGAACGTAACGGTTGACCTTTTTTTGCAAAGTGATCCAACAACATTGTATAGAAATTTGACGTATCTGCTGACTTGCGATGACCTTTCGAACCATCGATCAATAGACAATCCCCCGATTCTTTCATTCCACGCCAATAAGGTTTCTTTATATCCATATTGGTGCAGTTCTTTTCAATCATCTTGATAATTACTTCAGGATCGGAAGAATCAAGCTTTTGCTTGTATGATACTTTTTCTTCTGATGTTTCCTTGGTTTCGCGTTCAGCAAGGAATGTCGTGAAATTAACCTTTTCAAATTTCATTTTACTTGTAATCCTTCATGTGGCAATTCGGACTACCATTTTTGATCTTCTGCATTAGGTCGCGGAAATCCCCACTTAATCGGCTATTAATATCTCCTACTCCACTAATTAAAGCTGCTGATGATGGTAAACCCTCATCTTCTACTTCACGAACTTCATACGCGGATTGGCAGCGTGGACATTGTTCTTCACTGATACAACGTGGTACGAATGACCACGAACGATTTTTGATATAACCACATTCTTCATTTGTGCAAAATGCTTTAAATGTTTTACTAATCATGTTTATCCCTTAATGGTTTCGATTTACTTTATTTATTCGAAACCATTAAGGGATGATGCTTATTTTAAATTAGTGTTTATTCATATACTCAACAATCTCTTTATGTTGATCATCGATAATTTTACCGATTTCATCTTTAATATCACCTTTGAATAACTCACGGATATCTTTAGCTTTAAGGGATTTAGCTAAAAGTTCAAATTGTTTGATTTCAGCTTTTTCTTCATCAGATGCATCCCGATCATTAGTTTCAACTTCAATTTTATAATCTGAAGCTTTTAGATCGATAGAATCAATGACTAATGATTTGTGATATTTAATATTTCCTGAATCAGAATTAAAGTCATACGGCGTTTCATCAACTGAAGTATCGTATGATGGATCAATCGTAACTTCGATATAATTTGAATCAGAGTTTTCGAAAAAAGATTCTGTATGGGTGACTGGATAAAGATTAATAGTGAATTCACCTTTATACCAAAAGAAAGTATCATCACCGTTTACTACAGCGTATAAATCCCCTTCGGGCAAATCTTTTACTTTTTTAAAATTTGGATAATCTTTAAAAACGTGTACTTTTGGTTGTTTTGGTTTAGTTGCTTCATTCAGGGCTGAAAATTGTTTGAAGTCCATTGTGTATTACCTATTTTAGTTGATAGCTAATATTATTTAATATTAACTTCTTATCTGTTGTGGATAATTGTATACACAAATTCAAATTTAGTCAAATATGAGTGTATGATAAATACCCTAAATATAAGATAATATACTGATAAGAGATTTCACATGTCTAATCAACGTGCAATATTTATTCAAGATGATCATGATATTGCAGTCAAACTAAATGCATTTTATGAAAATAATCCTTATGGTGATAGAAAATACTATGGTGTAACTACTGTATTATCAAAAACCAAATCGGAAGAAGATCAAGAATCATTAAAAAAGTGGCGTGAATCAGTCGGGGAAGAAAAAGCTGAAGAAATCTTACAGGAATCTTTAAAAATTGGATCATCCCTTGATATGATTATTGAAAAGTTTTTATCCCCCAATTTTAATGAGGATGAATATAGAAAAGAACTGGGTTATAGATTGTTTATACAGCTTAAACCTATTTTGAAAAATATAAACCCCATTGGGATGCAAGTCCATTTATACTCTGATAAATATAAAATCCAAGGTTTTTTAGACTGTATAGGGATTTATAAAGAAACTCTATATATGATTGATTTTAAGAATAGCCGTAAACCCAAAACACAGAAATACCTACAGGACTATTATCTTCAGTGTGCAATCTATTGTATCATGCTATATGATATGATAAGAGTGCCAATCAAAGATATCTGTATCATTGTAGGAGTACGGAATGGCCTACCACAAGTAGAACGGGTTAAGTTGAAGGATTATATTCATTTGGCGAAAGAACGTCTGGATAAATTCGAAACTGTTAGATATAAAAAAACCAGCAAATAAGCTGGTTTTTCAATAGGATAATCATGAAATCGTGATTGTGATGATGTTGTTTGCATTTGGAATGCTGAAGCTGATTGACTTTTCAGGATGGCAGTATTTGCGAGTTAGGGCATCACGAACTTCTTTGATGGTTTCTTGATCAATACCTTCCACATCGAAATAGTATGTAACGAAGCGTTTTTCATCGTAAGTGTTATAATCATATATTTTAATATCAACTGGTGAAAAGATGTAATCTTCACCTTGAACTTTAACTTCAAGATCAGTAATTTCAATCGCACTCATTTGAATTTCCTTTTGTTAATCATCTTTAACTCGATAATTGAATATTATCAAATGTATATACATATGTCAAATGAATTTTATATTTGATAAAAGGTTCAATGAATCCTTACTTAATACGATACCTATATGTTCACCATTGGATTTGATTATGTTTAGAGTATATATCTAGTTCTAACACAATATAGGCAATACCAGTAGGGTTGTTTTCGACAATAATCATATTGTTAGCTATAGTGTCGTCAACCATGAGTAATAGCTCTCCAATACTTCTATCTTTATTACATCGATAAATATCAGCAAATATTTCATCATGTGGAATCATAGTCATCCCCTATAAATAATAATTAAATATACTATAAATGTATATACAAAATCAAATATGATTACTCTTTAATCAATTTTGTATAAATAAAGTTTTACAGGTGTAGCATATTTGTTATATCATGCGAAACGCAATGGTGGCGATTACCATGAAAGTTTGTGGTAATCGCTTTATTTTAATAATTCTTTTCTAAGGGAGAAAAGAAAACGCATCTTAACGTACATTAAATCTGAAACGATTTGATTGTAAAAGTTGTGTAATTCAAGCACTAAAGGTAACAATTGTGATTGAAAGATAAAATCACGTTGCCAACTGACCAATTGGAGAAACAATGATGAAAATCAAACCCATACTAATGACTGTAATTTTAAGTCTAATGTCATTTGAAATATTTGCAACAGAAACTAAATTTGATGATTCAATCGAAGAAATAATAAAGACCTATAATGTTGAAAAGTTTGAAGTTAAAGACCCATCAAAACCTATCCCGCCATATCTACTAGATGATTCTGGATCATCAAAAAAATCAATCAAACCTATCAAATCTTCTTTACCAAAGAAAGAATTTAAGATGACAAATGTTAAAAACGGAAAATTTGTCACTTATGGAACTGCTTCTTGGTATGGAAATCAATTTCACGGGCGCAAAACTGCATCAGGTGAACGATATAATATGTATGCGATGACTGCTGCCCACAATAAATTACCATTTGGAACTAAAGTTAAAGTTACATGTATAGCAACTGGGAAATCAGTTATAGTTAGAGTGAATGATACAGGATCATTCGGCAAGAAATATAACCGCGCTATTGATCTATCATATGCGGCTGCTAAAGCCCTTGATATGGTTGATCGTGGTATTACTAAAGTGAAGCTGGAAGTTGTTAGTTGACAACACAGTGATATATGAAAAGGGGATCATCAATCCCCTTTAAATTTGCCCATGATATCTATATATCGATTTACAGCATCTTTGTAGAACATCATTTCTTTCACTTTCGCATTGAAATTATATGTATTTTCTGGATTATAACAATCGAGAAATAACTTTGTGGTGTTAAATGAATAAAATTTAGCAACCTCATTTTCACGCATATATTGCAAATTTAACCTTGTAATATATTCATCTAGTCTAGACTTTTCATAAAATACACAAGAAAAATCATTAGTTCGCGTTGGTACAAGCAACCATCCCATGAATTCATATGTACCACGGTATTGATAATATGACACCCAATTAAGAAAATCTTTCCCTTCACCAATCAAGATATTCTGATGAAAGGTGTCGTTATCCATAAAAATAATATCAGGCGTTTTATAATATTCATTTTCATATTCATGAAATTGATTAACTACCCCATCTATAAATCCATTCTTCACATTCAACATCTCACTAAAAATTATCAATATTATAAATCATATTTGCAGTTATGCACACATAAAAATTTGTACATACACGAAATGGTGCTGTATACACACGATATTCGTTTACTTAAAAAACATATTTGATAATATGTGTTCATCTTACTTAATAAGGAAATCGCTATGTTGGATTCTGAAAAGATGGTGGTTGAATTAGTCGATATAAGTGAGAAGTATGAAATCGGAATGATTGATTCGCTGGTCAAATTTGTAGAAGAACGGAACCTTGATATTGAAGATGTCATTCCGCTATTGGACAAAAATACGGTTGATAAAATCAAACAGGAAGCATTGCGGGAAAACTTGATATCTCGAAAGAAATTCAAGTCCGAAAAGCTTGTCGGTTCATTATTTTGAAATAGTTAGGTGAATGATATGGCTGATATTGACACGATTGTTTATGTTTTTTCTTTGTATCTTGGAATGAAATTGCATTTCGATAATGTAGATTTTATCTATACAGATTCATTTCATGAACGGTTTAATGAAAACTCTTTGGATAATAGAAAGCGTGATGTTGAATTATTCATTGAATTATCAAGTCAGTATCAACATGATCTGGAAGGGTTGAAAGAAAAGCTGATCACATTATTTTTAACCAATAAAAAGGGGTATATCACAGACCTTTTTGGGAAAAAAGAAAAGTTTGAAAATGCTCATTTGGAAAGAATGAATCATATTAATAACTTGACAAATTTGATTAGTAATGATGTCACCGATCTTACTGACTATATGTTGACTAATAATAAGTCATTTAATGAAATGGTTGATTTTAAAGGCGACCGTCCATTATTGATCAAGAAACTTAAATTATCGAATGAATTCATTGCCCTACTTGATTCAAGATTTAATATTTTAAGTCAAGAAACAGCAAATCCATTGTGGGGTAGACGCAAATTTGCCCTACAGAAATATAAATATTTTATTCAGTCAAATCCTCAAATTGAAGATTTGCTTGATAATTTTTGCCTTAAATAGAATTGGAATCATCGTTTAGTCGCCAGTTGGTGTGACGTTTAGATGATAGTTTAACTGCGTTTTGGAGGACATAAAAATGTCATTAGCAGATTTGAAAAAGAAAAAAGGTGGTGTTTCATTACTTCAGCAAAAAATTGAGGAAATGAAAAATAAAAAAGGTGGCGGAACAGGTGAAGTTGACTATTGGAAACTTAGCGTTGATGCTGCTCAAGCTGGTGTTGCTGAAATTCGTCTTTTACCAGCACATCCAGATGAAGATTTTCCGTTCGTAAAAGTTGAAGAATACTTCATTGGTGTTTGGAATGAAAGTGAACAGAAGAAAAAGTGGTATATCAACCGTTCATTAAAAAACATTGGTGAAAAAGACCCTGTTGATGATGAATTTTGGGCGTTGATGAATTCAGACCGTAAAGAAGAAGCTAAACGTCTTCGTGCTTCAACAAATGTAATTTGTTGGGTGTATGTTCTATCTGATAAGCATGCTCCACAGAATGAAGGAAAGGTTTTCAAAACTAAATTATCACCTTCTATTTGGGCGATGATTGAAAAGAAAATTAATCCTGATGAAGAAGCAATTGAAGATGGTGCAGTACCATGTGACGTATTTGATTTGTGGGAAGGTGCAACATTAAAACTTCGCTCTAAATTAGATAAAAATAACATGCGCACATATGAAAATTCTGTGTGGTTGGAATCAGGCCCTCTTTTCCGTGATGATGCGAAACTGGAAGAAATTTATTCTCAAGTTGGCGGATTGGCGGATGAAGTTGATCGCAACAACAAAATTTATAAAGACAAAGAAGGTAATGTAAAAACTTATGCTGCTTTAGAAGCACGTCTTGAAGAAGTTTTGGGTTCGCCATTGGCTAAGAATGAAAAGGTTGATAAAAAATCAAGCCTTGCCGATGAAATTTCTAAAAATGAATCGGTTGCAAAAAGTTCTAAAAAGGTTGAAGAAAAAGTAGAACGGAAGACAGAAGAACCAAAACATGATTCTTTAGAATCTGATCCAGACTTGGATGATCTTCTTAATGAATTAGATTAATCACATCTAATTTGAAATGAAAGGGAGTCTTCGGATTCCCTTTTATTTTTTTTAAATACAAATAAGAAAATGATAATGATAATTATAAAATGAAAGTATTGACATCATCTGGATATCAGGATTTCAGCGGAATACGTAAAACTGTACATAAAAGTTATTATGAAATCGAATTTGAATCTGGTGAAACATTAAAATGTACGCGGGATCATATATTCGAAACTATCAATGGGGGCGTGACGGCCAGAAAACTAACCAAATATGATGAATTATATCGTCAAGATGGTTGTACGTTTTTAAAGAAGAAAAAGCTGATCCGTAGAAAATTTGTTGCATATGATTTGATCGATGTAGGTGGCGGAAACCTTTACTACACTAATGGGATTTTAAGCCATAACTGTAGTTTTCTTGGATCATCCAACACATTAATTGATAGTCGCAAATTACAACAGTTAGTTCATATAAAACCCATTGTTGATCAGAAAGATATAAAAATATATGAACAACCGAAACAGGGGCATGTTTATATTGCCACTGTAGATGTTGCTGCTGGTTTAGGTCAAGATTTTTCAATCATTACTATTATTGATGTGACTGTAGCACCTTATAAGCAAGTCCTATTATATCGAAATAATGAGATCGATCCAACTTCATTTGCCCTAGTTGTAGAAGGGATTGCATCTAGATATAACAAAGCGTATTTAGTAGTTGAATCAAATAATGATGGGAAAATCGTATGTGCTGAATTATTTGATATGGAATATGAAAATATGATTAGCACCATTACAGAAAATGGTGAAAATAAAATTAAATATGGTAGAAGGTCATCGGTTGGCATCATGATGACTAAACTGACTAAGAAGATTGGATGTAGCAAGTTAAAGGAACTTGTTGAAAATAATGTTCTTATTATTCAGGATGAAAAAACAATTTCTGAATTGGGAACATTTGCTGCTACTAAAGGAACATACGCTGCTGAAACTGGGAAACATGATGATATTGTTATGACATTAGTTATGTTCGCTTGGTTTTCTACAACAATATATTTCGCTGATGCTACTGGTTATGAAACTAAACAATTAATACAAAATAATCGAGATGATGATGATGTCCATACATTAATTGGATTCATTAGTAATGATTATGATGACAACTTCGATTTTGACTTTCACATTAATAATAAAAACAAAAATGATAATACAAATTTGTCTAGTGATGATGATTTTGGATTCTTATAAAAATATATAAAAAGTTAAATAAGATTATAAAACAATAATATTAACACAAGAAAAAGGAAATATAAAATGGCTGAATTTGCTTCACCAAGTGTTATCACAACTGAACGCGATTTTACCGCTACTGTTCAGATGTTGGGTACGGCAACAGGTGGTACAGTTATAAATGCTCGTTGGGGTGCTATCAATGAAGAAATCGTTTGTTCAAGCGAAGATCAGTTAGTTGCACAAGCTGGTAAACCTACTGATGCTAACTATAGAGATTGGTTTGCTGCCGCGAATTTCTTAAAATATACAAGCTCACTTCGTTGGGTTCGTGTTGTTGATGAAGAAAGTGCATTAAATGCTGCTGTCGGTTCTGCTGGCATCTTAGTACGCAATAAAACTGATATTGACATCGTTACTAATGGTGTTTCTTTAACGCAAACATTTGCAGCAAAATATGCTGGCGAATTGGGTAACTCATTAGCTATTTCTATCGCTGATGCAAGCACTTTTGATACTTGGAAATATAATTATCTATTTGATACCGCACCAGATAGTTCAGGCCCTTTAGCTGGATCAAATGAAGATGCATTGGATGAAATTCATGTTGTAGTTGTTGACCGCTTAGGTTTATTCACTGGATATCCGAATTCTGTTCTTGAAACTTATGCATACCTATCTAAAGCTGCTGATGCTAAAGGTGTGAATGGCGATTCTATCTATTACGTCAATGCACTTAATAAGCGTTCTGATTACGTATGGGCACTAACTCCACTATCTGGCGCTGCTGTTGTCGAAAACACTGAATCTAAATTTTCTCCAATTGGTAAACGTTTGACTGAAGGGAAGCCTTTCATTGCACTGGCTGCTGCTTTTGATGGTTTGTTTGCTGGTGGTTCTGATGGTGACACTCCTTCTAAAGATGGATATTTGAGTGCTTTTGATGTGCTGGTTACACCTCCTGATACCGATGTATCTTTGCTGTTTGCTGGCGGATGTGGTAACGATATCAACCAAGACGTAGTTTCAAACTATGTATTGGCTAAAGCAACTGAACGTGCTGATATGCTGGCATTTGTAAGCGTTAAGTATTCAGATGTTGTTGGTGTTAATAAGGCAACTGCATTGACCAATATCCGCGCAACTAAAGCTGCATTAACCACTAAAGATTCATACGGAACAATGTCTACAGGTTATAAACTACAATATGACCGTTATAACGACAAAAACCGTTGGGTTCCTGCAAATGGTGATGATGCTGGCCTATGCGCACGTGTAGAAAATAACCAAGATGTTTGGGTTTCTCCTGCTGGTTTTAACCGTGGTCATTATGTTGATTGTATCGCACTTGCATATAATCCAGATAAAACAGCCCGCGATATCCTATATAAAGACAACATCAACTGTGTAGTTACTTTCCCTCGCGATGGTACTTTGTTGTTTGGTGATAAGACTTTACAATCTAAGAATTCTACCTTCTCTTATATTGGTACACGTCGTCTATTCAACTACCTGAAACGCTCAATTAGCGAAGCTGCGAAGTATAACTTATTTGATTATAACACTGCATTTACTCGTCAAGCTTTCAAAGACATGATCGAGCCGATTCTACGCGCAATAAAAGCACGTGAAGGTGTTGTTGATTACTTTGTACGTTGTGATGAAAAGAACAATACAAATGATGTGATCGAAAAAGGTGAATTCTTAGCTGACATTATCATCAAGCCACAATATTCGATCCAAGGTATTCGCCTGTCGTTTACCGCTGTGCGTCGTGATGTGTCTTTCGATGAAGTAGTTGTTGCTTAATAAAAAATATAATAAAGGAGATTTATAACATGGCAGCGAATATTAATTCATTCCTGAACAACTTCCAAGGCGGCGGCGCACGTCAAAACCGCTACGAAGTTTTCATCGGGTTCCCGACAACTTTGGGTGCTGGAACTGATGTCGTTCAAAAAATTAGCTTCACGTGTAAAGCGGCTTCTATTCCAGCCGCTACACTAGGTCAAGCAGTTGTACCATATAAAGGTCGTGAAATTAAAATTCAAGGTGATCGTACATTTGAAGATTGGAACATCACCATCATTCTTGATAATGACTTTAAAGGTCGTGACTTATTTGAAACTTGGGTTGCATCGATTATTGGTAACACTACTAACGTAGCAAAATCTGTAAATGAAGTAAATCCATTAAACACATTTGGACAAGCCCAAGTACACATGCTTGATCGTGCTGATAATATCATTAAACGTTATCAACTTACTGGTTTATTCCCTGTATCAGTTGGTGATATTACTATTGGTTATGACCAAAATAACCAAGTTATTGAACAACAAGTGACATTTGCTGTGAATGAAGTTGAAGCATTTAATTCAAACGGTTCACCAAGCACTTACTAATTAGAATATTAAAAAAAGGCTGAATATATTCAGCCTTTTTTATTTTTCAATAAATATAAGAAAACATAATATAATTTATAGGTATAAGAATGGGTGTATTTGATTTTCTATTTGAAAAAAGACAAAAAAAAGAAGTATTAAATATATTGGATGTGACTTCTAGTGATCCTAATGATGGCGATTCCATAACGATTAATGCACAAGGACATGTCAATAATTTAGAATTCACACAGTTTGAAAGACCCGCTACTGAAGTACACCGAATCCAAACTTATCGCCAAATTTCTAAAGCTGCTGAAATTGATGAAGTCATTTCGGATATTATTAATGAAACTTTTATTTTTCAATCTGGCCGAAAAGCATTTGAAATCGATTGGTTCCCGAATAATGATGATTTATCTGATCAATTAAAAGAACGCATTTATGATGAGTTCTGTAATATATATGACGCATGCAACTTTGATGATATTGGTTCTGAACTACTCTTGAATTTCTATGTTGATGGTCGCATCCCATTTCAAAAAATTGTAGATAAAAACAATCCAAAAAAAGGTATTCGTCAGATTATATGGCTTGATCCAATCAATGTGGTTAAAGTCAAGGTAGTACCAATTCGAGATATTAATACAAAAATGATAGACATGAATGAAATTGATGAATTCTATGTCTATACAAATAAGCAGATAAATTCAAATAAAAATCTTAATTATATATATAACAACGTTAACGATATTGTTGAAGGTATTCGTCTTGAATTGGATGAAATCACTTATATAACATCTGGTTTAACCGATCTCAATGGTCAAACAATTGGGCATCTAGATAAAGCTATTATTCCGTACAACAACCTGAAAATGATGGAACAATCAATGGTGATTTTCCGTGTGGTACGTGCGCCAATGCGTCGAGCATTTTATGTAGATGTATCATCATTAGGTAAAGGTCGTGCTGAACAGTATATGAGTGATATGAGAAATAGATTTAAATCTAAACTCAAATATAACACTGAAACAGGTTCATGGGTTGATCAACACTCAATTATTTCCATGATGGAAGATTATTTCATTCCAAGATTCAGTGAATCTAAAACTACTGAGATTCAAAATATTGAAGGTCAATCCTCTCAAGAGATTCTAGAAGAAGTTAATTATATGCAAGATAAATTATATCAAGCATTGAATGCGCCTAAATCTAGATATTCTGAAGATAATAATATGTTCTTATTTGGGAAGTCTGATCAGATTCCACGTGATGAATATCGCTATAAGAAGTTTATCGATCGATTAAGAAATCGTTTTATGTTGTCTATTGATGACATGTTAAAAACACAATTGATCCTGAAAGGAATTATTGCTGAAAAAGATTGGGGTACAGTTAAACGCGCTTACTTCTGGAATTACACAGAAGACAATGCATTTATCGAATATAAAGATGCCGAAATTCTGAACAACAGAATTGCACTGGTGAGTTCAATGAAGGAATTGGTTGATGAAGGGTATGTTTCAAAACTTTCTATTAGAAAAAATATCCTAAAACAAACTGATGAAGAAATCGAAGAACTAGATAAACAAATTTATAAGGAGCGTACACAGTTACAGCTTCCAGATCAAGAACCTTCAGATAATGAAAATGAAGATGATTATGATGATGATGAGTCATCAACATATGACGCACCAGATAATTCTAATGCTGAATATGACAATTCATCTGATGATACTGAGTCTGATGCGGACAACGATTCAAATGATAATGATGATGATGATGTCAACGCCGATACAGATAATAATGACAGAAATAATAAATAAAAAGAAAAGGTATAAATAATGTCTTATAAAAATAAATTATTAAGTCTTATTTCTGAAAATAGTGTGGTCTTTGGGGGGGTTGAATATAATGACACTCAAACTGAAAACACTACAGTATCAGAAATTCAAGCAGCTATTGGATTATATGGTCTTAACTTTCATCAATATGATGAAGGTGTATTAACTGCATTTACAAGAACGAGATCATCTGTAATTGCATTTAGTCAGTTCCTTGATGATAACCCATATGTAGAAGCATATGATATCACTGCTAAAGTGTATGATAGTTATGGTGCAGTCAACGATAATACCGAAATTGATTTTGATATTGTACCAGATAGTGAATTCATTGAATATTATATTGATGTAATAATCACTACTTCTCAAGTTGAATATTCACCAGTATATGTATTACCTAGTGAAGTTGAAAATGACACAAGTATTAATATTCCATTTGAATATATCGATACTGATAATACTTCAGGTGTATTACCTCAAAGTGAAACTCCATTATTAATTAATGTGGTTGATGTAGATTCACATTCTCCTTATGGATCATTTTCTGTAACTGTCCATCCTAGTGATGAAACTAAATTTTTAGTACAAGCCAACTATTCAGATGTCCCTTCATTAAACGATGTTGAAGTTGATTTAGAAGTAATTAATGACTACATGCATAATGACCAGTTAGAAGATGCATTTACATTAGTAACACCTGCTGAATATACAGAAGGTGATTTAAATACTACATCTGCAATATACCAAAGTAATAATAAAAAAGAAGATGTGTTAAACATTGTTGAAGCATTCAAAGAAAATTCCATCATTTATTATTCACATGAATTGAATGAAGTGAAGCGCATCATCAAGATCAATTTCCGTGGCAAACGCCGTATTAAGATGCAGTGTAGTAAAGGTTATAAATATGATGCGGAAAGAAAGGTTTGCGTAAAAATTGCTGGCGATGAATTGGCAATTTCACGTATTGCACATCGTCAAATGGCAAGAACTAAAAGATCACAAGGTGAAGGTTATAAGCGAAGAATCGTTCGCAAAACTAACCGCGCAAAACGTTTCCGTAAATTAGTAGGATTATAATAATAATGGATATTATCTCAAATGCGTTGTTAATTGAACGCGACATAGAAATGCTTACAGAAAGCAAAATCGAAAAATCAGCGGATGATAAAAAATATATCATTCGTGGGATTTTCATGCAATCAGAAATAAAAAATCGCAATGGTCGAATTTATCCTGAAAAAGTAATGGATAAAGAAGCAATGCGATATGTAAATGAAAAAATTATAACTAATCAGGCTACAGGTGAATTAAATCACCCAACTGGGGATGGTTCATTATCTGTTAATTACGAACGTGTATCTCATAAGATCACCTCGTTATTAAAGCATGGGCAAAACTGGATTGGAGAAGCATTAATTACTCATAAAACTCCAATGGGTTCTATTATTGCTGGTCTTATGGAAGCTGGTGTTGTAATGGGTGTATCAAGTCGTGCGACTGGTTCACTTAAAATGGGAATGGGTGGCGCTAAAATCGTACAGGAAGATTTCCGATTAATCACTCCTGCTGATATTGTTTCTGATCCTTCTGCACCTGATGCATTAATGACTTCTATTATGGAAGGTCATGAATGGATATTTGTAAATGGTGCATTAACTGAACAATCTATATCCGAAATTCAAAATACCTTAAATAAAAATGCGAAAGAAATTATTCATGATCAACAGCGTTTAATTAATGTTTTTGATTGGGTACTAAATAAGAAAATTGGAAAGTGATTTTTTAATTAATTTTATTAAATATAATTAAAATATTGGAGAAAATAATAATGAACGATTTTAAAGCATTACTGGGTGAATCAATCACCGATGAAACGGCGAATGCATTACAAACGATTCTAGATGAAAAAATCAAATCTTTGGTTGAATCTAAAACTGAATTAGAAGAACAAATTACCTCTCTCAATGAACAAGTTGATACCCTGAGTAAAGAAGTTCTAGAAAAAGAAGATCAAATTCAAACTATCACTGAAAAAGCTGATGAATTCGTCGAACAAGTTAAAGCTGATTTAACTGAATCGTTGACTGAAAAAGCTGAAGCTTATGCTGAAAAAGTTCGTCAAGAAACTATCGATGAAATGACTGAAAAAGCTGAAGCTTATGGTGAATTCCTGATGGCTAAAGCTGATGAATATGGTGATTACCTTCAAGAAAAAGCTGAAGCTTATGCTGAACAAGAAGCTGATCAATATGGCGATTACCTTCAAGAAAAAGCTGAAGCTTATGGTGAATTCCTGATGGCTAAAGGCGAAGCTTATGGTAAAGCGATCGAAGAAAAATGTTTGGCTGAAGCCGCTGAACAAATTGAAGCTTTTAAACAAGAACATCTTGCCCTATTTGAACAAGTTGATGAATTCAATCGCATGAAAACTGTTTTCACTAACTTGAAATCTTTAGTTGAAGCATCTGGTTTCACTGTTGAAGAAGGTTCACAAGCTGAAAAACTTGCTGAAGAACTGAAGCAGGAAAAAATTAAGGCGCGTAAATTGGCACGTCAAATTTCTGAAAACCAAGAAACAATTAAAGAATATAAGATCAAACAAATTATTGAGTCAAGCGAAATTGAACTACCTCTAATTGATGCTGAACGTGTAGTTAATAAAGCTATGGGTATCGTTGCTGAATCTGATGAAGAATTGACTATTGCAGTGAATATGTTGATTGAAAATGTCGAAAGTAAAAATGTTCGTCAAGAATCACATAATAATCTCGATGAAAAAACAAAAATAAATGAATCTGGTACTTCAGGTTGGGGTTCGAAAATCATTTAAATAATGATAACGGATTTTTTCAGAAAAATATAAATAAAAGAAAACAAAACAAAAAGTAAGGAAGTAAAACATGAGTGAAGTTCAAACTTTAACTGAAAAGTGGGATGATGTTCTAAATGCACCTACAGTTGCACCAATCACTGATAATCATCGCACACGTGTAACTGCACAGTTGCTTGAAAACCAAAGTAATAACCTTTCAGAATCTACTAACGAAACTGGCAATGCTGAACAGTGGAATCCGATTATCATGTCTATGGTACGTCGTATTACTCCACGTCTGATTGCACATGACATCGTTGGTGTTCAACCGCTGACGCTTCCTACAGGTCTTATTTTCTGTTTGAAAGCTCGTTATGCAAATGATCCAGCTAAAGCGTCTAATGACCACACTCTGCCAGAAGCAATGGGTATCAATGAAGTTGAAGCTGGTTACTCTGGTGATAAAACTGCAAATGCTGCTGTTGTAAATTCTTTTGCTGGTGCTAACAGCTTCCGTCGTGGTGGTGCTATGTCTACTGCACAAGGCGAACAGTCTACAGCTTGGAATGCAATGGGTGTGTCAATTGAGAAAACCACTGTAACAACTGGTACTCGTCAATTGCGCGCTGATTATAGCCAAGAAATCGCTGAAGACATGAAGCGTGTTCACGGCCTTTCTGCTGATTCTGAACTGGTTAACACCATTTCTAACGAAATCACTGCTGAAATGAACCGCGAATTGCTTGATAAGCTTTATGTATCTGCTAAACAAGGTGCACAATGGGCTGCTACTAAAGGTACAATCGATCTAACTGCTGACGTTGGTGGTCGCTGGACTTCTGAACGTTTCCGTGGTCTGATGTTTGCTATCGATCGTGATGCTAACCGTATTGCACTGGAAACTCGTCGTGGTAAAGGTAACAAACTGATCGTGTCTGCTGACGTTGCATCTGCACTTGCATTCGCTGGTATCATGACCTATGCCCCTGCTATCCAAGCGCAAACTAAACTGGCTGTTGATCCATCTGGTGCTACTTTTGTTGGTACTATGGGTACTTACTCTGTATACGTTGATCCGTATGCTGTTGGTGATGGTTACTTAGTTGGTTATAAAGGCCAAGATGCTACTGATGCTGGTTTGTTCTACTGCCCGTACATCCCATTAACTCTGCATCGTGCAGTTAACCCTACCAACTTCCAAATGGCGTTGGGTTTCAAAACTCGTTACGGCTTTGCTGTTAACCCATTCGTTAGTGCAACTAACACTATGGTTGCTGGTGTAAACCCATACTACCGTGCTGTTGCTATCGAAGGTCTTCTGTAAGTCCTTGATAATATTTTTAAAAAGACGCAATATTGCGTCTTTTTAATGTGTATAATTTGATCACAAAATATAAATACAAATAAAAGGACGAAGAAAAATGAAATTCAAGCAATTTTTAATCAATGAATCTAAAAATGATAATCAGCGTTATGCAACTATTGTAACTTTGAAAAATGAAGAAGCAACAGAAATGTTTGATTTGTTGAAATCAAAAGGTGAAAGTGCTGTAATCAAACATATGGCAGAATGGGATGATGGTACATCTGAAGATATCGTATTTGATGATGCTTTTGGTAAACAATCAACTATTCATAAAAAAGGTGAATTCGTTTTAGTATACGATAATTCTAAAGAAGCTATCACTCTATACCGTAAAGAAGATTAATTTTTCTGAATCCCTTAAATAAAAGTACATTAAATAAAAATATAATAATTTGAATGGAGATAACGAAAATGTCATTTTCTGATTTTTTACAAGAAGGCCAAATTACCAACCAAGTTGAAAATGAGTTGGAAAAGAAAAATCTTGATGAAGCTACTAAAAAAGCAAAAAAATCATTCACAATCAAAATCGATGTTGCTAATGCAGCATTTGAAGATGACTTTGAAGGTGAAGTTGAATTTGTTCTGAAACAAGCTATCAAGAATATCCAGAAAGATGCTTTGGACAAACCTTTGCGTGATACTAACGGTAATACTGTTGGTTCTATAAAATAAGAAGTGTTTATTTGAGAAGGGGATCAATGATCCCCTTCTTCTATTTCTATATCTAGCAATTTAATATATTCATCTAGAGTAAGAATGTTATTATATTGAGTGACGAAATTATTATTGGATGTTTTAAAAAATCTCATCAATTCCAATATATTACTAAGTTCAATCGCATCATAAAACTTACGGTTAATTTCTTTATTACTTTTTTCCACACTAATCATACGACTAGATTTGAAAGAATCACGGGATGCCATTGTATATTCATGATAACGTTGAATTATCGTGTCATCAGTTGGTGGATTTATCTTTAATTGCTTTAATTGAGAATCATAAAATAACTTGCTATACAAGAAATATTGTGATTCATATATATTTTTCGGGACTTCTATATTCATATCTATCACCTTATTTTTATCTGGAATTGGCATAAATGCCTTTACTATTCTTTTCCTCCTGTATTTTATCCCATTTTTTAGAAATTTCTGTTTCATTTATGTCGCTAATAATTAGGGACATACTTTTACACTTATGGATAAGCACATTGTTTGTTACTGTTGGGTGTTTATGGCAGCTATTACACTTGTTCATATTATTATCCTTATACTTCAAAATTTTTAAATGCTTCTTTAATAGCAGTTTCATAAAAAGAATATGGGAGTATTTCATCTTTAGAAAGACTAATAAGCGTATCAATCACACCATCAATATGATTCATTATCTTAATACGCTGACCCGTATTATATAAATTATGGTATTCTCTAATTATTTTACGCAATTCTTTTGCGGCTGGGATATTCTTCTTGGCGATTTTATTCACCGCATTCATTTTATGAATGTTTTGTCTATATTCTGGATTGAATTTAACTATATCTGGCGTTAAGCCATTTGGAAGGTTTTCCACGCCAAGTTGACGTTGAATGGTATTTGCTGCATTTAAATAAAATGTAGCCACATATTTATAATAACCATTTATAATACGAAATGTTGGAATTGTTTCTAATACTGCTATATTCATGATTTAATTCAACCATCGTTGATTCATTCGATAATTGAATTAAATCATATTTGAATATAATTGTCAAATTGACTCTTATAAATCTTTCACCATAAAAAAGTGTTGATTTTCTGGTGCAGCAAAAGAATTATCAATCAAAGCATTGTGTTCTTTGGCAAATATAATTGCTTCTTCTTTACTATCACATTCAAATTCATCAATCAGTTCTCTACCGACGAACTCAAATACAATATACTTTTCAGATGTCATGTATATTCCCATGTTGGCATCTCCACTAAATCACCTTTATATTTATGTAGTTCGAAATCATCTTCAGATTCAATAAATTTTTCACAAACATAATTCTGAACTATATACCAATCTGGAACAGTTGTATGATTATTATATTTTTCATCATAGGCATTGCAAAATTGCATAGCCAATGCTTCGGTAGGGAAGTAATATTTATTAGCTACTTTTTGACCCCAATTACGTTCACTTTCTATTTCACGGACTACATGTACTAACATAAAATTATCCTTATGAGTAATTAACGTCTATTGTAGAGATATCATTTATTTTAGATAGTTTATTAACCATTTCTTCAGTAAGATTGCACCCATCTAATTTAATAAATTTGAAATGTGATGGATTTATATTGTATTTCAATATGAATCTTATTAATTCATTGTATAACGTATTAAATAATTCATCCGAACATTCTCCAAAACCAAAATAATATGAATCCATATTTAAACAATAGTAACCTTCATATATGAAGCAATCCATTAATTCAATATAGATATCCGCTTTTTCAGCAATCCGGTAAATTTGACTAAGTTTAACCTTGTGAGGGTTAGAAAACACAAGATGATCGCTATCACATACAATAATCATATTGTAATCAGTAGGCGTATTATCAAATAATTCAAAATCCTTGATTATCATTCTGAAATTTCCTGCAATTTTCAATATAGCTTGTTATATTTTGTGCGCCAACTGGGTTTTTTGAATGGACTACATAGCTTAATTTATCAAGATCAATGTTATGCTCCATACAATAACTACATAACCATTTAACGCAATCATATCCAGTTTTCTCATCGCCATTTTCATCAAAACACTGAAGATCATGATCAAAGCTAAAGTCGAATATGGAAATAGCTTCTTGACGATGATATGTACAGTTCAATACATTAATTACACGACTTTTAAAATTTTCATATGTCCTTATACTATGAACCTGCCAATATTTCGGATACTTAACCCATGTTACATCTGAAATTATACGCTCATCATCCAAAAACATACATATTTTAGAGGATGTTGTTATTCCTATAGATGTGACATCTTCAAACTTTAATCTGATATGATCAATCACATCATATATAGAGTTGAATCGACCAATATGTGTATTTTCATTCACTACATACACATATGTATTTTTATCATTTAACATTTTTAAGTATCCCGTCAAACATATATTTTATTATATACCAAAATATAAACAATAACATACCCCAACCAATAACTGGGATAAAAGGAAATACACACATAGCTGTTTTTCGAATCATTCCTAAATTATATTGTAGATATTCGATCATCGATGGATTCTTTTTAACAAAATATGCCGCACCATTGTATATTGATAATTCATAATCAATACCAAATGTTTCATTGAACACACATATATCAATAATTTTTCTAACATCTTCAATTTCACAAATCAAAGTGCATTTGATGCGATTCAGTTGTGATTTTTGAATTCTAGCAGCTTGCATAAACAAACTGGATGCGTTTACATATAAAATTGACCCATCACTATTCAATTCAAAATCAACATTCATTGATTTTGAAACTGCTTCAGGATTCTTTTTAATCATGCGAATAATATCCATCGCGGTATCATTCAGTGTGATAATCTCATTTAGTCTTCTTTTTTGCTGCATTTGTTCAGAATTATAAAAATCCATTATATGCTGATCAACTAATTTATCCATGATTATTAACCTTTTTGGCAATTTGCCACATTCTGTCAATTTTTTGCTTTTTTGATTCAATCAAATCATCATCTCGCTGAACATCCAGCAACAATAGTTCTGTCACCATTTCCATCACTGCAAGAACATCATTAAACTCAATTTTCATATGTTCTTCATTAGTAGTTTTAGTTTCATCGGCTGGATCATATGATTTAACACCAAAAACGTTCATTTTGCTGGCAATCTGTGCTAATTCCCCACATTCTTCAGCAAGTTTTGTTAGTAGGTAATCTTTGTAATTCATTAGACTATTTCACTCTTTAATTTTAAACTAAACCAACGTTCTTTAACATTTGTTAAATTCCACTTTTCAAGAAATACACCTGATTTCTGAAAAATATAATCATTCGTTAATTTCTTTCCATTGGAAAATATATACGAATCTGGCATCCATCCAAATAAACCGATAATGTCATGTTTATCTAGCCAGTCAATATAATCGATGGTTTCGTAATCATTCATAATATAATATTGGATTATAAATGTTTCTAATTCCCGCATGGAAATCTGATCAGTTGAGGGTTCACAAACAATCTGATTACAGACTTCAGTATATGGATAGTTGAATCTTAATACCCCGTTATTATTGACATAACATCGCTGTAATTCATCGTCATTAAGTTGAATAAGATGTGCTACTTCATGTGTTATATCGAATAAATTATCTTCGGCAAAATGCGTACATCGACTTCCTATTTTGAAATCTTGTAATGCCATTTTGCCGATAACAAAATTAATATTAGGTCGATTAAATTCAGCAACAAATTCAATAATATTATCCATTATTCAAGCCTACATATTTCGGAAACTTGTTTTAAGGTCAAATCCAGCTTGTTTGATTTTGTCTTCATTTGATACTTGAATAATATCATTATCATTCATATATGATAACATATAATTGTAAATATCATTATATATTAAATTGGCATCTTCAAAATTAGAATGTTTAATTCTATGGAGGGGAAGATAATTTAGTTGTGGTTGAATAGTTACATAATTTGGTGTGTTTCTATCCAGTTTATATTCAAAGAATGGAATGTTATTTTCCATAGCGTATTCAATTAAAGCTTTGTTAGCATTAATACAATAAGGTGAGCCATCCTTTTTATCTGACACAAGATAATATTCGTCTAATGCAGTATAATGACCTAAAATCATACTGGAATCGTTCCTTACTAGCTTTCTAGCAAGAAGTAGAATAACACCACAATAGAAAAAACTGGATAGTGTATATTTCACTTTCGGATGTGGATCGTTCTTGCGCTGGAAATACTTCCATGAATCATAAAGTTTATTTTCAATGTAGTAATCACGATCGAAGCCATGTTCTACAGTAAACGCAATATCAGCGCAATATGAATGGTCATCAAGAGTGTTAATTTTTTTACGTGGTAAACTATCATATACACGTTTGTCGAATACGACTTTATTATCAACACCATATGCATAAGGCATATGATCAAATATGTCGGGAGTTTTACCAATTATTAACATATAAGAATCCCCATTGTTTAATTAAATAGTAGTATATCACAAAATTATAATAAAATGGTCAATCAAATGGGAAAAATTTTATACCACGGCACAAAAGAATCTTCAGGTAAAGCTATTCTAAAAGATGGGTTTATCGATCCTAAAGGTACTGAAATTAAATACGGTGACAAGAATCCAGCGTTACGTCCTCAAGCTGGTAAAGTGTATATGTCACATTCAATTCGTTATGCGACAATCTATGCAATTGGTGCAAATATGATTGGGGATGAATCATGGCCTAGAGAACAAAACTTGGAAAAAGAAGGTCGCTATTGCTACATTTTTGAATTCGATGAAGATGATTTGAAAGAAGAAAATATTCATCCTGACGAAGATGGTATAGGTGAAATCCTTCACGCATACTTCAGAAAAGACACTGAACATAGTGAATATGATTTGAGTAAATTTAACAACCCATTATTCAGTAGAATTGCTGCATTGGCACGTAGTAACCTGACAGCACCACAATTAAGAAATTTAACTGCTAAATATTGTGATTATGATTGGTATGCGAAAGCTGGTAAGAAATTAATGCCACACCTAACATCAGAAATGTCTAAACTACTTATCGAAATGGGGGCACATACAGCACATACAGGAAAAGCATATATAAAACGTGCTTATAAATTTGATCGTAAAAAGAATAAGTTGTTGAAACCTGATGCATCAAATATTTTAGAGTTATCTCGCGAAATTAAAGTCAAACCACGTAAATTGAAAGAAGCAATTACATTTGCAGATTTCTTACTATTAACCGAATAAAAAGGCGCATTAATGCGCCTTTTTATTTTGATACTCATAAAGTTCATTTACAACAATTGGGTATCGAGTTATTTTAGCCCAAATATCATTTATTACCTTAGAATATTGATCATTGAATTCATCACTTTTGGTTCGGGTGAATCTAATTAATGACAATGCATCAAAGAACAACCATGATGCAATATAGTTTTCATTTGTTAGATTATTCATTGAATAATCTAATTCACCCGACTCTAAATCAAAGTATAGTCCACTATCCCTTGTAGTTAACATCTGCAAGAATATAATCAATTGTGCTGAATCATAATCCTGAATACTGTGATTAGACCTGTTGATATTAATATTTTTCAATGGAAACCCAGTATTAATAAGATGAATGAATGTATTGAAATAACGTTGATTCATCTCATTATTTTTCAACTTAATTTTCAAGTCATCTAGACGGAATATTAGCATTGGAATATTTTCAACAATTGGTCGGTACTGTTTAAATTTAATCATATCCCTACCATACACCTTTTTTAGAATTGTAAATTTCATTAACTGTGATTGGAAAATGATGCAACTTATTGTGCATATCATCAATACAATCTAGAATAGTTTTCGCTTGATCATCTGTTAATGAACGCTGATATTTTAATAATTTCATACTATCAAACATCATGGATGTTGGAATCATATAAAGATCATCTTCATTTAATTCCAGATGTCGGATTTCTCGTATATAAAGATCAACAACCAAACCAGAATTTTCACTAACTAACATATTGATAAAGTTAGCCACACAACCTGATTGATCATCAAAGAATTTATTACAATCTGGTTTGAAATTGATTGATGGTAATGGCAAACCATAATTAAACGCATCAACTAAATGTTGTGTTCGTAATTCTTTATTTATTTCAGGCTTAATATGACGAGATAGATAATCATATGTTTGTTTAATTTGTTTTGTTGTGGGTGAAAAACGATACATATTTACATCTCCATAAAGAAGGGAACCGAAGTTCCCCCGATCATATTAGCTCATAGTGATCTTTTTAACTGTGTCTTCAACCACTAGCTTTTTATAATTTTCCTGTAAGTTTTTCAGGGAAGCTACCGCTTCTTGACGCTCTTTCACACCATTTTGCTGAATCTGAATTACATCAGTCACAGTGGCAATGAGTTTATTCTGAACATATTGCAAAGTGTTTGCATCAATAACAGAGCGTTGCATAGCCTTTGCAGTTTTAACGCTATTGGTATGAAGCATATCAGCATTACGTTTAAGTAGTGAGTTTGTTGCTTCATCAATAGCATTTGCAAGATCAACACTATTTTGCTGTTCGTTTAGTGAAATAGCTAAACTAATTTGATTTTTCCAAGCTGGGATGGTGATATTTTTAATCGCATGGAATTTATCAACTAGCATTTGGTTATTAGTTTGAATGATGCGAATTTGGGGCAACATCTGAATAGATGATTGTTGCAACACATACAGATCATGCAAACGTTTTTCAAGTGAATTATGTAGATGGTTTAGATCATACACTCGCTGAACTGCTGTCTGATCATTCACATCATGATTTGTCATTAATCGCAATTCATCTTGGATATCTTTCATCATCAATTGACCTGATGCGATGTAAATTCCAATTTCTTTTTGTTCAATGCAAACCGCGTCAAACATTTTATCCAACATTTCAACACGACTACGTAAACCCTTCTGATTGACTTCAATTTCTCCAACCAGATTTTCAATTTGCTTATTTGTATCCGCAAATTTCATTTCAAAGTTTTGCTTAGCCTTAGCAACAGACCGGAACATACCCCCAACAACTGGAAGTTTACCCAAGAAACTTTGGTTATTATCGATTAGATTATTACCATTAATTTCACGGGCAACAGTTAGAACCTGATTCAATTTATTACCAGTTTCATCCAAATCTTTATTTTGAACTAAAGTTAGAATGTCTTTGGTGTATTCAGCACTACGTGACGAAATACCTTTTCCATAGTCAGCAATAGTAAGTGTGTTGACTTCACCAAACGATTGCTTAACTTCATGAATTTTTGACATATCTTTTTCACTTAATCCAAGTGATTTTAGATCAAGGTGCTTCATGTCATATTCACGAATAATATTTTCTTGTGTGTTTGATAACCCTAGCGAATCTGTCATATCTGCATTATTCTCTAATGTATTAATATCTTTCATGTGCCATATACCTTATTTTAAAATTACACCAAGCAGTAAATTATGATCACCCTTAGAAAGCTTTATACTTCTTTCGAGTGCTGGACGAAGAATACTATCAATCGATTCATATTTATCTTTGATTGAATAGATATTACTCATAACTAATTTAATTTGAACAATATTATTTTCCACTAAGACAATAGCAGATAGAACATCATTTATTTTGCGCGAAACACGATTCTTATCATATTCCCCAATGGAATCACTATCTAACAATTGATTTAGTTGTTCATGGGTTTCTTGAAAAACTTTTTTAATATAAAGACATTCTTCAATCATTTCATTCAATATACTAATGTCTTTATCAATATCTTTTTTAATAACCAATCCCTTATTCATGGTAGATTTGAATTCAAATTGGCATAACATGATATTGGCATTAATGATTGATTCATTTGTAAACAGACGACCGAACCAACCAATTTCGCTATACTTTTTATAGCGATTTAATACATTAGATAAGTTCTTAATTAAATTACTCATTCCGATATGGCTATTGATGGAATCCAATTTGTTTGTTTTAGTATTAACTACATCCAAATTAGTATTGATCAAACCAAAAACTTCTTCAATTACAGCATTAGACATATATGATTCCCAATGGCGTATCATCTTTGATGATGTTAGTATATCACCAATTTGCATCTAATTCAATATTAGAATCAAATATGACACATTCGATTTCTAATTTTGTTAAAGCCACTCCACTTTCAACGAGTGTGTTATATTCGGCATAAATATCATCGTTTTCAACATCATATCTTTTAGTGATTGATATCTCATCAATATCTTTCTTGCTGTTTCTAGAAAGTTTATAATTATGTAGTTGAACAAAACTCCCAACATAATTATATTTGTCTAATGTGGAAATATCACAGTTGATATGAGTTTCATAGTATAAAACCATCTTTTTAAGGTCATCAGACATACAATTTATATCTGTTTCAACTTTGAAACGAACGGCTCTAAACTCCCAAAGATCAGATAGGGTGTTTTTAATGGCTGTTGGTAATTCATGAAGTGGGGCGCGTAAACGCTCTGAAGTCATAATGTGAGTTTCACCATTTAATAAATCAATGCTGATTACTTTTACATCATGTAATTCACAAGCTTTTAAAAATGCTTCATGTTCTATACGGTTTTTGATATCATAAGTAATATGGATTTCAGCATATACTTCATCAAATTTACCGTATACTTGAGATTTGAATAATCGAAGATCATCCACAATGGTATTTTTCATTTCACTCTCCTTCGATCGATTTTATCACAATGTGTATACATTTTCAAATGAAGTCATTATAACTCAACCCTCTAAGCTTCATTCCACAATTAATTGAGCATACACCATAATCTTTAGGATTCATTTTGGTAATATGAAGAAATTTATTACACTGGATGCAAAAGTAATAATCCCCTTGGGTATTAGGCCGCAAACTCCAATATGGCCTTAAATCCAATTGATGTTTATTATCTAATACAAACAGTTTATTAATTTCACAATTAATCCTTTTTAATAATAACCTTCTTTTTGGAATATTGCCGAACTGAAAGTTATTTATTACGTAACTTCCATTTTGGTTTACATCCATATACCGTTCAATACTGGATTTATTGAGTAATGAAAATTCATAATTACTCGAATAAATACTCTCTAAAAATACGTATCCATTTGGAATCAACACGATTTTTTTAATATTACAAGGTATAGGATTAACCCCAGTCATCCATATTATATTTGGTTTTGAGTAAACTGAAGTTAAACATGAAAAGCATTGCGAATACAAATCCGTCTTCATATTCGCAATTTCATTTTCAATCCGAATTCTTTTGATAATTGAATTAGGATTACCAATTGGTTCAAATGATGTTAAATCATCAATTATTTTGCTTATCGCAATCTTGAAGTAATTTTTTAACTCGATCAATTTCTTCATCCGCATGAACTACACCGCCACTATTTATCGCAATGTAATATTTAAGTAAATCTTTCTTCCACTTGAAGGTAAACACCTGAACACGGATAGCAATGCGTTTATAACTGAAACTAGAATAATCAAAGTCATCATAGCCAATAGTGCCACCAAAGACTTTAAATTTACCTTCAACGAATTCCTGAACCGCTGTAACGCGCTGTAGTCCGTCGATAATACAAAATCCTGATAAATCCCCTTTCACACGATCATCTTCGAAATCAGGACAATTTAGAGTGATTGTGAGTAGGGATTTAGGAATTGAATTTTTGGCAATAGCTTCAATAAATGCAATTTGTTTATCACGTGTCCAGACATGACCACGTTGGAAATCTGGACAGTATTCGAATGAACCATAGTCTTCAGCATATCTAACGAATTGTGGTTTCAAGCGATGCATTTGGAAATCAACCGCATAGTTTGAAAAAGGAACAGGATCAACAAGTGCTGTGAATTTTAGATCATTAGCCGTGTGTAATTCATTCATACGTTTGTTATATTCAGCTTCACAATCATAACTACAAAATCTCATACGATCGCTATGTGATTGAAAATCAACACTACAACCTACACATTTACGCTTATACATATATTCACCTAATTATTCAGGATTATCATCTTTAACGACAAATTGATTATAAATATCTTTTTTAATTAAATGCTTTTGATTTCGACTATATTCATCGAATGGAAGTTGTTCAAATCCAATAATATCAGTTGCGCACATTACACGATCAACGTTTGTCAACGCATAACATTTATAGTTTTTAATTTCATTAAAGTTATCAACACCAAAGAAATCCAGTGTTTGACGAATCATTTCACTACCATAAGCTGTACCAACACGCGCCTTCAATTCTTTATCATAGGTATCTAAAACCAAATTCATTGCTGAAAATGAACCATATGCTTCATCTTCTAATTTTACAAACCAATCCAATATTAATATCTTACGATCTTGATATTGAAATTTAACACTTTCGACATTACATAAAATTTTCTTCATTTTTAACCCAGTCATTGAATCGATAGTTATTTCATGTTCATATCCTTCAATATGTATTCTTAGTGATTGATATTATCAAATATGATTATATGTGTCAAATTTGAGAAAATTGATATAACTGATCCGTAACACTGATGAATAATTCAGCATCAGCTAAACCTTCAATTAAATGTAAATCAATGGATTCTGCACCATAATATGCACCAGCCAACATGCCAGCAATACAGGCGTTTGTATCAGTATCATCACCGACAGATACAGCCATGCGAATACAATCAAAATATGAATCAGTTGAGAAGAATGAATGTAATGCTACTTGATATGCATGAACAACATATCCAGTTCCGCGCAATTCTTCTAAACTTCTATCCAGATGAAAATTAGCACATTGCTGGATTTCTTCTCTGGTAGCACCATCTAGGGCTAAACGAACAAGCTGTGCGTATTGTACGCATAAATCTATACATCCTTGTGCAGCATGTGTGACTCTACTTGATTCAGCGGCATATATAGACAATTCATCACCACGGAATGCCATCGCTATAGCACCAATACGCATCAATGATCCGTTACCCTGCATACTAACGTGATCCGTATCCATAAATTCACCATACGATTCATAGTATTCCAAGGACATACGGGTTTGATGTCCGATATCAAAACATGTACCATCAACAGATGACATATAACCTTCACGGAACCAACGTACTAAACGTTGTGCAAAATCATGTTCATCAAAAGTTCCACATTCTAAAATACTGGCGGCCAAACATAGGGTTTGTGATGCATCATCAGTGTAGAATCCAGCTTCAATATCATGAACTTCACAATATTGATAATCATCGATCATTTGAATCGAATCGCGATGCTGGAATTCATAAGCTGCACCGTATGCATCACCTATTGCCAAACCCAACATGCATCCCCGATAACGGCTTAAAGTAGTCATGTTGTATTCCTCTATTAATGAATTACTTATAGCATATTATAAGAGTTTTTTCAAATTTGATTATTTTCATCATATTTGCTAATTTATATATAGACAAAGGGGAATTCTAATGAGAATTTTATTTCTTGATATCGATGGAGTGTTGAACAGATATCAAATTGGTTATATGGATGCACATGATGAAACGTGGGAAGATGATCTGGTAGCACGGATCAACACTTTAACGGATCGTCACGGATTATCTATTGTAATCACCAGTGATTGGCGTAAATCTTATTCATTCGAAACTATGCAGCAAATTTGCGGCCATTACATGGGTTTAACTGCTGAAGTGGTTGGAATGACTAGCACTGATCATTTGGATGATGATTACTACAGAAGACGTAGAATTAGTGAAACTGCTGTTTCTCGTTTACGTGCTTTACAGATTCAACAGTGGATTGATTCGCATGATGTTGATCATTACATCGTTGTAGATGATAACATTTATGCAGAATATGGACATGAAGATGTATTCGTGTACTGTGATAGCTTTGTTGGTTTCGATGACGACTGTTTACAGGAAGCGGATTATATTTGTTTCATGTTTGAACATATTTGACATTTGTATATACATTTAGTAAAATGCTGATTCCAGAATAATTTACGAATATGAGGTATTAATATGGCAATTCGCGGTGTTGCAGATGCATTAGCTACTTATTTATCAACTGACATTGATGATATTCGTGATAATCGTTATCACTATGGTCGAACTGGAACCTTACAGATTTTCACTTATGGTTATGATTATATGACTGCAACCAAGACTGGTAAGAAAGTAACCAAGTGCCACGACAAAGATTATAACTTCGATTGGAAGTTGATTGAAAAAGATTTTATGGGGTGGGATATCTACTATTATAGACCATCTTAAAGACCACGTAGAATAAAAGCCGCAAATGCGGCTTTTTTGTTGTTTCAGCCACTTTAGAATAAAACATATATCTCACTACATATCATTACTAAAGTGGCTATAAACACATTATACAGCGTTTTAGAGGGTGTTATATTGTATTGATAACTTTCTGGTGATTAGATTATTTCAATATGCTTTAAATATTCTCTGATGAGTATGACATGCTGACCAACTTTGATATCTCTAGCATAACAACTATCGATATTACATTTACTTTTAAGCCAGACAAGTAATTCTTTATAACCCATCGATTTTCGAAGATTGTATATACAAGATATACCCATTTTGATAATATGGTCTGGATCATCTTCAACAATTGAAGCTGAACGAATCTTAACACGAAGATATTTTTCTTCATTGGCTTTCTGTCTAGCCAGACGAATTTCTGATTTTGTAGCCCATTCCATACTTGAATCCTCATTCAATATATGAAGATGGTATTCTATATGATGATATTTGTCAATTTTAAACAGATATACCGTTAAATTTCTTGATGATCCATTTAACACCTATACATTCAGATAAGTTCGGAATGTCATGTGTTCCATCTGCACGGATATCAGCAATATATTTCCCGTCTAATGATTCAAACACAATATCAACATTTCTGCTGTTTTCTAAACAAGAAAATATACTGGTTGTTGTATACGACTTTTGTTTCAAGACTAATACCGCGTCATATGGCACATGGTAGTATTCAGTTATCTTTGCACCTAGCGTTTGGGATGATCCCCATATATCAGAGAAATGAACATCGAATACATATTCATTAACATTGCTGAATAATACGGATTCATTTCTTGTTGAAGCTGAACAATGCATCACTTTTGCTAGTTCTTCAGCATTATCTTTTGTCACATAACCATTGAATATAGTCGTCATAAATACACATTCTCAAATTTTAGATATAATTCATCCCCATTGCTTCCGTGATAAATCTTGATATTTTATTTGATTTTTAACAGTTAAGCTTCTGGAAGCCTTTTATATTAACTATTAATATATTAAATATCAATTCATTATTACGGTGAACCCAACAATGTTCACATCAGATCAAATTTGATCCTTGTAGCTTTGGTTTCCCATTGGATAAAACTCCATCTATTCTTTGCCGTAGAATAGTCTTCCTCAATACATTTTATTTGGCTGTATTGACACTGATGAATACGGTTGGTGCGGCAATCAAATTTTAGCGATATAGCTTACATACGCTTCTAAATTTGACCGATTATATTAAACATCAATATAATCATTCTTCATCAGTGGTAGATAACCACAACCTATTTCTAGGAATCACGTCGCATGGTTGACAGGGGTAGGTCAGTGCCAGCACTTATTTTTTGTAAGCTTCAGTGTATTCAACTGAAATCATCATACCTATTATTCAATGCCCAATATGACTAAGGCTAATATCCATCGATAGTGAACTGTATTTATATAAAGTATATTTACTTACTTTTCAACAAATATGATCATATTAAATAAACTTTCGTGTATGTACAGTTGTAAGTTATTGAATGATCGACTATAATATTTAGGTCGATTTTGGGGATTGAAAGTGATCCCCAAATGGGGATTTTCTTAAATATAAGAAATGAATGGAGTTTAACTTAACCATGAAATATAAAGATTTCATAACAGAGTCAAAAAGCGAAAGTTATAAGACAAAAATAACAAAAGAAGAAATTGTCAGTCTGATTAAACAGAATTGTAAAACTATTGATATCGAAAAGCCGCTATATCGATCAGTGCGTGAAAAAGATCATGATTATATCCTGTATGAAGGTCGTAAAGGCACACGCGCATCAATATCTGGTAGTAATCACCTGAATCTAATTTACGATGAAGTTGTAAAGAAACATGATCCTAAATTGCCGCTAAGAACCAATTCAGTGATCACATCAAACAACATGAAGGATTCAAAAGCATTCGGGGAACATACCTATGTTGTATTGCCTTATGATAATACAGTGTTGGCTATGGCCTATGATTACGATTTCATAAAAAATGAAATTACTGTTGCTGGAAAGAAAATTAGCATGTTGCGTTTACATACACCGTTGTCTGACACTGTAGTTAATCCTAGTAGTTATAAAGAAATGATTTCTGAACTACTGAAAGAACTGAAATCTGGTGAATCAGTAAGTGCCAATTTCTTACAGCGTGTATTCAAGGCTGAACTTAAAAAAGAACCTGATGAATTTACCGATGATGATCTAAATGAATTCTTCATGCGTGAATTCAGCATTGAAAACCAGAAATATAAATTCGGATCATACTCAAAGTTGGGTATATCTAAAATGACATCTGAACGACATGAAATTTGGATGAGTGATAAATGTGTTGCAGTTAAAGTTGATCTTTGGGATGAGATTAAGGAATTACTGAAATGAAATTTGAGCAATATCTGATCGAATCAGAATCAGAAGAATTAAAAAAACAATTGAAGGATACAGACGGGTATCTAAAAGCACCAAACGGTAAAGAATCAAATTTGCCAGAAAAACAATGGTTAATTGTAAGAACAAAGTCTTTCAAGAATTGGTTTGGGGATTGGGAAAATAAACCCAAATCAGCATCAAAGATGGTAGATGATAACGGTGAACCGATGATTTTTTATCACGGTACTGGTGTTGATGAGTTTAATGAATTTTTAGAATATTCATATTTCACAAATGATAAAGATACAGCAACGATGTATTCTAAACAACTGGCTAAAAATGGAAAGACAAGTAATTCAGTATATGAAGTATTCTTAAATTGTAGAAAACCAAAAGAAATACAAAAGACTGTTCATAGCGACAGAGTAAAGATGTTCTCCAAGACGAAAACAGTAGATTGTTTATATAACGATATTAAATATACGGGGAATAGCGGTATATATGAATACGTGATTCGGGATGGAAAACAAGTTAAGTCTATTAATAATACCATACTAGGTATATCTAAAAATATTCATGAATCAACATCTTCAAACTCATTTGATAGTTGGTTTGGGAATAGTAAAGTAGTCGATGATGATGGGAAACCTTTAGTATGTTTCCACGGAACCCGTGAAACGTTTGATTCATTTGCGCCAAACAAAGAAGGTATTCATTTTGGTACTGGGGAACAGGCCAAAATGCGTAACGGTAAAAAAGTTATTAAAGCATTTTTATCAATCCAGAAATTGAAACGTGTTAAAGACACCAATGGGTATTGGACTAAGGCCGTAAAGACTGCAAAAAGTGGTGGGTATGATGGTATCGTTTATTTGAATCGTTATGAAGGTGTTCCATACGAACGATTTGAAGAATTGCGCAAAAAAGGCATCAGTGATGAAAAAATGGATTCGATGTCTGATGCACAATTTAAGAAGTTGGTTCCTGAAGCACAAGACAGCTATATCGTATTTGAACCAAATCAAATTAAATCGGTAGATAATAAAGGTTCATTCGATCCTGAATCTAATAATATCTATGAATGAGAATAAAAATGAAATTTGAACAATATCTAATCGAATCTGAAGTGGATTCGTTAAAGAAAGAATTAAAAGATACTGATGGTTATATGAAAGCACCAAATGGCAAGAAAACATTGCTTACAGAACGTCAGTGGTTGTCTGTCAGAACGAAAGCTTTTAAGAACTGGTTTGGTGATTGGGAAAAAGATAAAAGTGGTTCCTCTAAGGCGCTGGACGCAAACGGGGAACCTATTATCGTATATCACGGAACAACTGCTAAATTCACCAGATTTGAACCCGAACGCAGTGGGGAAATCGGGGAGGATTTCGGCAAGTTAATATTCTTCACGGATGATCATCGGGTAGCCAGCGGTTATTCAATTAAGATGTCAAATAGCAAAGAATTTAATGATGCGATTGCTAAACGTGATGATTTATGGGGTAATGTATCAAAAGCTTTTATGAAGCATGGTGCTGATTCTGCTGAATTCAAAGAAGCCCGTGCTAAATGGAAAGAAGCAGATGAAGAACGTGGAAAACATTATGATGCGATCATCAATTATGAATTGGTTACTGAAGGTAGTAATGTAATTGCTGGATTCTTGAACATCAGAAAACCATATGTTGTAGATGGGAAAGGTTTGAATTGGCGTAAAGTACATACTGAAGCATTCGAATATTATAACGATAATAAAGAAAAATATGATGGTGTCATTATTAAGAATGTTAATGATAGCGCGACAACCAGTGCAAGCCATGCATCAGTAGTATATGCGTTTCCAAAACCTAATCAGGTGAAATCTGCAATTGGAAATAAAGGAACCTTCAGCAAAGATTCTGATGAACTCCATGAATCGAAATAATGAGAATAACAATGAAATATAAAGAATTTCTGATCGAACATCATCGATTGTATTTTGATAATTCCCCATAAGACCAGCGGATGAATAGGGTTTCGTTTGCTATTAGGGATTCAATATCTTCATCATCAGCATTAATCTGGATCATCAACTTTTTTATTTGAAATCTTAATCATTACACCACATCCATTTTTTCAATGTAAACAGATTGAAAGCCATTTCCAAGGCGATCATACCGATCTTGTTCAAAATCAATTGATGAATGATAAGATGTTAATAATTCCAGAACTTCATTTGGAGTCAGTTGTAGTTGATCAACCAGACGTTGTTGAACAGCTAATGAATTTATATCGGCAGTAGCAAATTCAAACTGGGTATAACCATAAGTATAACCATCACCGCGATTAGTAAATACACCATACATATCTATCACCATCATGATATTCATTTTCTTAATGAAATATTACCACATATATCGTGTATGCACAAACAAGATCAAATAAAAAAATACATATATAATCAAATTTATTTTTAATGGAGTTATTTTTAAGATGTTATCAAATATTGACATATTAAAAAAAGAAATATCCCAACTGAAGGAGGAAGTAGAGCGACTTTCATCACAAGAACAGGCCGTAAAGATTGTTTTAAACGGGGGTTATGGTGCTACAGGTAATGTGAACTTCCGATACTTCGATCCTACCATTGCTGAAGGTATTACCGCAACTGGACAGGTGGCAATTCGATATATTACCAAAAAAATTAACGAACATCTCAATAAGGAAATTGGAACTGTTGGGGTTGATTATGTGGTATCTAGTGATACGGATTCCATTTATTACCGAATACAGGAATTAGTAGATTTAAAGTGGCCGCATATCACTGATAAACAAGAATTGACCGATGCTATCGATGAATATGCTGAAACAGTTATTAATCCATACTTTGATAATTGTTTTGAAGAACTGGCTGTATATATGAACGCCATGCAAAACCTGCTGGATATGAAGCGTGAAGCTATTGCAGACTGCTTTATCATTCGTGCCAAGAAAAACTATATCATGCGCGTATTGGATAACGAAGGCGTTCGTTTTGCTGAACCATACTATAAAATGATGGGTATTGAAGTAGCCAAAACCAGCACACCAATGATTGTGCGAGAAAACCTAAAAAAAGCTTTGATTATTGTTATTGATGGGACAAATGGGCAATTGGTTGATCATTATAATCAGTTCCGTCAATTCTTTTTACAAGCAGAATTGAATAAAATTGCACGTCCTATTGGGATTAGTGATATTGATAAGTATCAAAATGATGATTATACATTCAAAGAATATGAATATGTTTATGATGAAAAATCTTGTCGTACTGTGAAGAAAAAGGTATCTATTCCATTCCATGTGAAAGCAGCTATTCTTCATAATAGGCTTGTTAGGGATATGAAGTTGCAGAACAAATATGAGTATATTAAAAATAGTACGAAAATTAAACTGCTTACTTTAAAAGAACCCAATCCACTAAAAAGTGATGTTATAGGTTTTATTGGGGATTTACCTCCTGAATTTGGATTGGATGAATTTGTGGATCGTAGTATTTTATTTGATAAAGTTTATAAAGGGCCACTTGAATCATTTACGGTATTCAATAACTGGACACTGGAAAAAAATTCAATGTCAGAAGTGTTTGGTGATATTGATATTGCAACTGTTGCAATTGCTAAAAAGTCAATTAAAAAACCAAAATCTAAAAAGAACGCTCCAACAACAAGTTTGTTTTAATTTGATTATTTTGATATGATAAAGACACCTAATATGATGTCTTTATCATTTTATTGAGAATAAATATGAAAATTAAACAGCGATTTGAAATATCTCCATTACCTGATGATGCAACATTCCTTATTGATGGTGATCTTGGGAAGATTGAAAATAATTTATTGTATATTTGGAATAGGAGGACATTAGTGTGGATATGCAAGGAAAAATCTCTAGCTGAATTTAATAATTTTTGGACTCTTGAATATCATGAATATAGTTTGGGGCAAATTGTGTATGCTGAATTAATTCACAGTAACGGATATAAACACGGTTTTAAAACTTTTGGTTATTATGATTCTGTAGAATACTGTGTATTTCGTGATTGGGATGATAATTATAAAATCTCTTTATTTAAAGCTGTCAAGAAGGGATTTAAAGGAGAGCACGGAAACTATAGATATAGTGGCGGCCCTTGTGTTGTAATTAGAAGCGATCTATATCCACAGCTAGAAGAATTGGTTGGTGATAATAGAATTATGGTTCCTCCTATCGATACCGGATTTAGAAAAGAATATACGGGATGAAAATCCCGTTTTTTATTTCCCTAAATATACCTACAAGATGATTAATTAGTAGGTATAAGAATGGCAGCACCAAAAAATACGTTATTAGCAAAGTTGTTGAAGAATTCAACACAAAAGCACACTAACGTTATGTCTGAGTCGAAATTATTCACCACTGAAACCGTACTAACTGATATTCCGATTCTAAACCTTGCGCTATCTGGTTCTTTACGCTCTGGTTTGGATAGTGGTGTGATTAGTGTTGCAGCGCCAAGTAAACACTTTAAATCATTATTATCTTTGTTTATGGTATCTGCTTATATGAAAAAATACCCTGAATCGATTTGTTTATTCTACGATTCAGAATTTGGTTCCCCACCAGAATACTTAAAAATGTATGATATCGATATTGAACGTGTTGTGCATACTCCAATCACTACGATTGAAGAACTGAAGCACGATATCACGGTTCAAACCAAGGGTATTGAACGTGGCGATAAAGTTATTATTTTCATGGATTCTGTAGGTAACTTGGCATCTGAAAAAGAAACATTGGATGCTGAAAAAGGTGAAAATAAAACAGATATGACCCGCGCAAAAGCATTAAAATCAATGTTCCGTATTGTCACACCACAAATGAAATTGAAAGATATTCCATGTGTTGTAATTAACCATACATACGAAACTTTGGAGATGTTTAGTAAAACTACTATGTCTGGTGGCTGTGTTGTTGAAGGTACAAAAATTCAAATGGCTGATGGTACTTTGAAGGAAGTTCAGGATATTCAAGCTGGTGAATATGTGAAAACTTTGACTGGTTCAAGTGAAGTTACACACACTTGGAATCCTGAAACTTTGTTAAACGGTACACCGGAATGTTTTGAACTTGAATTTGATGATGGTTTCAAAGTTATCACTTCGGACACACATAAATTTTTATGTTCTGATGGCGATCAATTTATTTGGGTTGAAGCAAAAGATTTAACATCAGAACATGACATTGTAGCAATCTAAAATTTTGGGCTTTTGCAAAATTGAAAAAAGAAGGTTAATTATTATGAAATTAGTATCTAAAACTGCTGTAGGAATAAGAGAAGTATATGATTTGTCTGTAGCTGACAAAGAACAATATGTTTTTGAAAATGGTATTGTGACACATAATACAGGTATCATGTATTCATCTAATACAGTTATCTTCATTACCAAGGCACAAGAAAAAGATGGTGCTGATCTTGCTGGCTTCAAATTCACATTGGTTACTGAAAAATCACGTTCAGTGCGTGAAAAATCTAAGTTTCCTTTAACTGTGACATTTAAAGATGGTATCAGTAAATATTCCGGTCTTCTTGATCTGGCACTTGAGCTTGGATTTGTGGAAAAACCTTCTAATGGTTGGTTCAGTCGTGTTATTGATGGTGTGGTTGAAGATAAAAAATGGCGACGTTCAGAATCAGACTGTGATGAGTTTTGGGATGTATTATTGAATTCTGATGCATTTGAACGTGCATGTAATCAAAGATATAAACTGTCTAAAGGCGAAGTCAACCCGAATAATATTGAGGAAGAAGTTGATGAAGATGAAGAAATTGATCTTGATTCAGCCGAATTCATTGAATAATCTTTAATGAAGGGAATCGATTGATTCCCTTTTTCAATATGATATCTGAGAAAGAAATTTACCATCTTTTCTTTGATTGCCTTTATTCTATTTCACCTCTTAACCGTAAAAACCAAATGATTCTAATTCACTTTGGATGTGTTCAACGATTAATTTTCGGAATTTCATGTAATTATCATAATCAACTGCTGGATTGGGTAATGTAATGTCGAAGTAATATTGATGAGAATTCCATGCCTGACAGACTATATCATAGCTAAATTGCGGAACCATTTCTAAATTTGAATCATCTTTATTATCATATGCATCAACAATACCGATTTTTGGGCGCTTTCGACCCATATCGTCGAAACACACATTACTAATATCATCCATGATTAATTGGAAATCAATCACATCACTAGGATCATCTTCAAAGGTAAGATGTGTTTGTTGATTTAAAGAGAAATATGATTCTTGAATGACTTCAATGATATTATCCATATCATCAAGTTTTACCACATCAAGGAAGTAAATAACATTATCTTTGTTACGACAGTAGGCTAATACTGATTCAAAATTTATATGAATAGTTTCTGTAATAATTGGTGATAATTCAAGCATATTAATCCCCATTAAATCCATTCAGTCAAAGAACGATTGGTTAGTGATGACACATTATCATCTGAGTTCCAGTCTATATTGTGAAAAATATTAATATTTGAATACACAGGGTATATCTCATAAAATGTTTCCACAAGCTCATCCTTAGTATTAAATTCACTATGAATCCAATTACATGTATCACCATCATATTTCAGTACGCCATCTACTGTTGGAAAATACATATCGTAGTGAACTTTAGATTTGAAAACAAACAGAACTGGTAAACCTGATACAACACGGTTAAGTTGTTGTTGTGTTTTTTTGTTAATCATCTTCGGTATTCCTACGAATAGTCTTTTGATAAATCTAATGTACCATGTATACACATTTATGTCAAATTTGATCAAATTTGACGAATAAAAGGTACACACATTTCAGCCTAAATAATATTAAGAATAATACTATTTGGTTGATGATGTGAGTAGAATTTTTTACACGTATAAAATATATAACTCTGTAGTGGATAAGTTTTATTTTGGTTCTAGAACTTCTTCTAACAGAATCGATATTCTTGATGGTTATTTTACTTCATCTAAGATAGTGAAACAACTTATTGAAATCTATGGATTGGAAACTTTTAGTATAGTTGAATACAAATTATTTGATACTGCATATGAAGCCATAAAATATGAGGATGAATATCTAAGTTCTATTTCGAATAAGTGTGCTTACTTAAATGTGAATTTTTCTGCTGGTGGTGCTGTTATAAAGTCACAGACTCATAATAGAATTTATAATGAAAAAACAAATGTTTATATGTATTATCCTAAAGAATTGGGTATACCTTTCGGGTGGGTTAAGAAGGCTAAGAATCCCCCACCATCTAGAAGTGGACTTAGAAAATACATTAATATTCATACAAAGGAAATTAAGTTTTCCAAACCAAATGAATTGAGTAGTGATTATGTTTTATATACCAATTATCTGAATGATAATAAGCCACCACGTAAAAATATATTCATAACAAATGGTATAACCAATACAAAAATAGCTGAAGGCGAATCGCTACCTGATGGTTGGATATTAGGTAAAACTGTAAAATTCACAAAACATAGTGTGACAAATGGTGTTGAATCCAGATACATAGATAAAAATGATCCTATACCTGAAGGGTGGTGGCGCGGCAGTCATAATGAAAGGCCAAAAACAAAAGGTATGATAAAAATAACCAATGGATTTGACAATAAGTTGATTGACAGGACAGATACTATTCCTGATGGTTGGTATAGGGGTTCATCTAGTTCAGGAAAATATGTTTATGTATACAACGACATATTATTTCATAGAAAGAAAGATTTAATTGAATATCTAAATTTAACACCTACAAAATTTGACCTAATGGTTAAAAAGAATCAATTTGGGAACCTACTAAATATTATTGATAAATATAAGTATAAACAAAATAATATATAGTAGGTGATGAATTGAGTAATCATGACATAATTATCGATTATGTTGACGAAATCAAATGTAAGATTACAACAAAGAAGGAAATTTTATATTCTTTAAGGAATAAGTTTTCTTTTTATGCTGATGGATATCGATTCAACAACAAATATAAGCAAGGTCTTTGGGATGGTAAGATCAACATGATCGATATAAAAGGATTTTTCCCATCTGGTATATTAAAACGAATTCTACGACACTGTAAAGAAGACGGGTTATCGATCAAGGTTAATGATATTCATCATTATAAAACTGTTGATGTCAGTTCAGAACTAATTCAGACATTATGTTCATATTCCAGATTCGAACCATACGATTACCAACAAACCGCGATCAAACATATCCTTGGAAAGAAGAAACTGCTATTAAAAAGTCCGACATCATCTGGTAAATCCCTGATGATATATCTGACTTATCGCTGGTGCGTTGATAACGATATTCCAATGCTAATCACTGTACCATCAACATCTTTGGCTGAACAGCTAATTTCAGATTTCCGTGACTATGTGGCCGATGATCACAATGTTGATGAATTCGTTGATGCATTGTATTCGGGTAAAGATAAAAATACGCCAAAACCCGTAATTATTTCAACGTGGCAGACGTGCGCGAAGATGCCTGAAGCTTGGATCAAGAAATTCAAATTCTACGTGTGTGATGAAGCACATGGCGCATCAAGTGCTGAATTGACAAAAATTATTAACAATATGACGACGTGTGAATACCGCATTGGATTCACTGGAACGTTGAACGGTGCAGATATGCATGAAATCGAAATGAATGCACGTTTCGGTGATATATATCAAACCATTACTACCCGCGAACTTATTGACCGTGGAATTGTAACTGACATCCTGATCGCTTCTATCCAGCTTAAATATTCTGCTGAAGACCTAGCACACTTCTGGAAATATGCGGGTTCCGATTACCAAAAAGAAGTTGATTTCATTATTGATTCAGACGTTCGTAATAAATACATCATCAACAAAGCCATGAATCTAGATGGTAATACATTGATGTTGTTCAACTTCATTGAACGTCATGGTGACAAGCTTCTGGATAGTTTAAATACACAGCGTTTGAAATATAAAAAACGCATTATGTATGTATCTGGAAAGGTTAAAACTGATAAGCGCGAAACTATTCGAAAACAGATGGATTCTGATTTACCAGAATTCTATGAGATTAATTTCGAAAAAGGAAAAATAATCGTTGATTCAATTGACGTAGATTTTTCCAGCATAAATACACATATCGGTAAAGAACTAAATGTTGAATGTTTAGAGTGTGACTATTATATCGAAGGCGATATTAATGGAGTGGTTAAAAATATTAATGTAGTTGAAGGTTCTTATATTTTATTGGCAACGTATGGAACATTATCTACTGGTATTAATATTAAAAATTTACATCATTTAATTTTCTGTCATTCATATAAAGGGAAAATTCGGATATTGCAATCAATTGGTCGTATTTTACGGAAATCAAAAGTCAAAAATAAAGTGTATTTGCACGATTTGGTAGATGATTTCAGAAAAGGTAAGAAGGAAAACCATAGCTTTAGACATGGTGAAATAAGATTAGAGCTTTACGATGAGGAACAATTTGATTATGAAATCAGAATTGAGCAAATTTGATAAAATTGCGATTGAACAGATAGAAGCTATATTTGAATCACATTCAAACGATGAGTTAACATTAGTGTGTTGTGAATTTAATAATGAAGTGGTTGTGGGTTTTGTTGATTTGGCATATAGGGATATTAATCCACAAACTATGATTAATGAAATCGGAGAGATGGAATATAACATTCTCGATAGCTATTTTACTATTCATTTACCTGTTAATTTAATTGAAGTTTCTGGTTATGATGAAGATGATAAGTTGTATTCATCATATAAATTTTATCCATATAAGCAAATCGCGGATGAAGTCTGTGAAGTTGCATTAAAAGAAGAACCTAGTGTTATTTTCTTTCCAAATGAATCTATTGTAAAAACATACTTCACATATTGGGATCGTTACAAAAAATCCATTGTGGAAAAGTATACAAATAACGACATATTTGATACAATTACATCAACTATATCGTGATGGACGGTGATCATATTTGAAGATAATTTTATTGTAGGTAGCGACATGATTGATAAAGAAAATAGTATGATGGATGTTTTTTTTGAGGATAGAGTTGAATTAGAATCAAAAGAACATTACGATTTTGATGAAATAGACACTATATCACTGGATGAAATTGAAGCATCTAATTATTTAGATGAAGAATTTATAAATTCTGATAATTTTGTTGACACTGGTTCTATCGATGACTTTGGAAAAGAACGTGTTTCCAAAGTCACTGGTAAAAAAGTAGTGAACTATGTTGACAACGATACATTCTGTAATGCTGTGTTGGACTGGAAAATTAAGTGTGAAGCCGCTGAAGTTGAAAATAAGCCAAAACCAGTAATGCCAGATGTGATTGGAATCGCCATATTAAAAATTGCTGATGGACTTTCCCGCCGTTATAATTTTAGAAATTATACATATATAGATGAAATGCGTGAAGATGCTATCTATATGGCAATTCGATCAGTCAAAAATTACGACCCCCGCAAATCAAATAATAATAATGCATTTGGTTATTTCAATCGTGTTATCTGGACAGCTATGGTCACTCGAATCAAAGTTGAAAAAGAAGAATACGATAAGAAGATGATGTTATTAAAAGACCCAATGTATCTTGGTTATGAACCACAAGATGGTATTGGGGATGAACATATTGATAAAAATCGCATGATCTCTGTATACGATAATATGGGTTAAATCACATGAGTAAAATAGCACTAATTACCGACATCCATTTCGGATGTCGGGGGGCATCAACATATTTTATCGAACGTTATGAATTATTTTTTGATAATATCTTTTTCCCCTATTTGATTAAAAATAAAATCAATACTGTTTATATTCTTGGGGATACATGGGAGGATCGTAAAAATCTGAACGTAAACGCTTTGGCTGCTGCCCGTCGAATGTTTTTTGATCGTTTGGCAGTAAGGCATATCAAAGTGATTGCAATCCTTGGAAATCATGATGTTTTTTATCGTAATACCAATGAAGTCAATTCAATGGATATTATAGAATCTTCATATGATAACATATATGTTGTGGAAGAATATGAAGAATTCAAAGTTGGTCAAAAGTCTTTCGGTATGATGTCATGGGTTAATAATTCAAACCTTGAACGTAATCTGGCACGTATCGAAGCAGCCAACACTAACTACCTCCTTGGTCACTTTGAAATAAAAAACTTCGAAATGACAAAGGGTAATGTTGCTGACAAAGGTTTTGAACCTAGTATCTTCTCAAAATATGATCTTGTCTTATCTGGTCATTTTCATATTAAAAATAAGATCGGGAACATTTTGTACATCGGGAACCCATTCCAAACTAACTGGGATGATTTTTCTTCTGATCGTGGTTTTCACGTATACGATTCAGATACCGATGAATTCACCTTTATCAAAAATACATATGAAACTTATGACGTGATTGCGTACACAGATGAGTTCGACCTTGACACATTTGATTTTGATGCTTGTAAAGGTAAGATCGTTAAAGTGTTGGTCACAAAAATTTCTGAAATTGATCAGCTTAAATACAATAAGTTTTTAGATGTGTTGTTAAAACAAGTTCATGAATATTCGATTGTTGAAGTTGTTGATTCTTCTGAATTGCAAGGAAAATCAAACAATCTGACTATCAAATCCAGCAAGGAAATGATCAACGAATATATTAATGGATTGACTGTTGAAGATGACGTGAAAAAAGATGTGATATCTATTTTACACGATTTACATAATGTTGTGCTGTCATTGAAAATGACAGAAAATTAAGGATTGTATTATGAGTTATTTTATACTGAAGAATGCTGAAGATAAGACGATTGGTGTTTTATCAACTGATGGTATTGTGACTGCTACTATTGAATTTAATGAATTAACAATTAAGTATTCAAATATGCGCGTTGAAACATGTTTCAACGTAGCTGACGTTGTAAATTTGGATGATTTTTTCACTATGCTTTCTGTTGATTCTTATAAGAGCTATGGTGATAGTGTTGGTTGTGATGAAGATAAAGCGGAAACACTCCAAGCAAATAAATATCATCGATATCATGCAATTTTTCATGAAAATTCTGCGAAAATTATTCCATTGGAAAATCTGCACACATTATTCGTGAAGCCTAATGAAATTCTTTATACCACTATGCAGGATAGTGGTGTTTACAAAGTACCCTATCAGGTATATAACAACTTATTTGAAAAGCTTAAAAGTTATAATTCATTCTATGTAATTGAAGATGTTATTGCAATCTATGCATATGGTATTGCTGAACTTAATATGCGATTAACAGAAGAAGGTTTATACAATTTATCGATTCGTTATAATAACCAAACTGGTAATAGTAATTATTTGCTTAATATCGATGATGATCGGGCGATTCATTTACTTAATACAATTTCCAATTTGTAAATACATGAAAGCCAACAAATATGTTGGCTTTTTTAATGGCTTAAATATAATAACATAAATTATATTTGAACCTATAGGATCGATATGTATATCAAGTCACTAGACATAAAGAATTTTTTATCATACGGAAACGTACCCACAACATACATCTTTGATAAACATAATGTAACTTTGATCTATGCTAAAAATGGTAAAGGTAAATCTAGTATCATTGATGCATTAACATTTGTATGCTTCGGTAAAGCTTTTCGAAATATCAAAAAAGAATTACTGGTGAATACCGAAAATAAAAAAGATTGTGTTGTTGGTTGCGACCTGATCGGAAACAATAACAAAAATGTTCGTATTGTTAGGGGAATCAAACCAAACCGTTTTGAAATCTATGAAGATGGAAAACTGGTGGATCAATTTGCTGAAAGTAAAGATTATCAGAATTATCTTGAATCTTACATCCTTGGAATGAATTTTATCACATTTGTTCAAACTGTGATTATCTCTAAAACTAAGTACACTCCATTCATGCGTCTAAAAACTCCTGAACGCCGCGCATTCGTCGAATCTGTTTTAAACATAGAAGTATTCGGCCAGATGCAAAAACTTCAAACCAAGTCGGTTTCAACGCTTAAAGAAGACATCAATTCCAGTGAGTATGAACTCAAAATACATACTAATAACATTCAGGCTGAATTGCGTATCTTAAAAAATGTTGTCGATATGGTGAATAAATCTAAAGCAGAATCGGCCACTAATCGTGATCGGGAAATTCAAGAAGCCAAGGATGCTATTACAGCTAAAGAACGTGAAATTGAACAGTTGATGTCGAGTATATATGAGGATGATTACTTAGATGACTATAATAAAAAAATTGCTTTGGATAAAAAGAATATTGAATATGATTCAAAAATCAAACAGATCAAAAGCAACATTAAGACAGCAACCCAAACTGAAAAGACTTGTTCGTTCTGCGGGGGTGATGTTGATATTAGTCACGTTGAAGATCATCTTAAAACGCTTAATGAAGACCTTAATAAAGCGGAATTATTAAAATTCAAGATCACAAATAAGCTGGTTGAACTGAATGAAAATTTCAACCTGCATGTTGAACTGAAGGATAAAAATAATGTAATTCGCTCAACAGTATCACGTCTAAATGATGATATTGAAGAATTAGAAGAAAAGATTGATCAAATTGAAAATCGTTTAGTTGATACTTCAGAATATGACAATCAGATTGCCGATCTTAAAACTAAAATTTTGGCTATGAAAGCTGAAGAAAAAGAGATGAACCAGAATCTAACTGATAATCGAATCAAATTAGATAATCATAATCTGGCATTATCTGTATTGAAAGATACGGGTATTAAATCAGCGATCATTAATAATAGCATTCCCACCATTAATACCATTATCAATGATTATCTTCATAAATTCGGATTCTATATTCGATTCACATTAAATTCTGATTTCGAAGAAACGATCAAATATAAAACGATCGATTATCTAGTTTATGATAGCTTCAGTGAAGGTGAAAAATTAAGAATTGATTTGGCCTTGATCTTTGCTTGGCGGAAGATTGCAATGATCCAATCTGGAACCAGTTGCAATCTGTTATTCTTTGATGAAATTACAGATGCCAGTATGGATGATGAAGGTGTTGAATTATTTATCAAATCTTTGAATTCTCTAACAGATACAAACACTTGGATCATTTCACACACACCTGAAAAGATTGAAAGTTATGTTCGTGGTATCATAAATCTGGATAAAGTAAACGGTTTTACTGTAATTACGAAAAATAAGTAAACTTTCGTGTATGCACATTTGATGATACAAATATGATTTGATATATAATCTGTTTGTGTCATCAAATATGATACCATATAACGGAGTTTAAATATGAAACCAGAAACGCTAACTATATTGAAGAATTTTTCAGGTATTAACAAATCAATTCGTTTTGATGCTAGTAATCGAATCATGATTTTTAATCCGAATATTAACTTTTTGGCATATGCTGATGTTGAAGATGAGTTTCCTTTAAAGTTTTCTATCTATGATTTAAATCAATTACTGTCAACGTTGGCTTTATTCGAAGAACCAGAAATTGAATATGAGCAAAATCAGATGTTGATTCGTGGCAATCGCATGTCAGCTAAATATCGATATTCTGCACCACAAGTAACCAGCGATCAAGTATCACATATCCCTACAATTCCAGATAATGAATATTCATTCGAATTAAGCAAAGAACAACTTAATGAAGTGATGAAAGCTGCATCTGTATTAGGTCTGAAAGAAATCCAGTTTTCAAAAAAATCTATTAAAGCATTCAATACTGATGATAGTGGTAGAGTGTTGGATAATGAATATGAATCAGAAATTGAAGATTTAAATTTGATTAATCAAGATTCTGAGCTTGTTGTTAAAATTAAAGTAGAAGCATTGAAATTGATCCCTGTTGATTACACGGTATTTATTAATGAAAAGTGCGTTATTTTTAAATCGAAACATCCTGATTATAAAGTAACTTATTACTCTGCTTTGATCGTTGGTTAATCGGATAGGGAATTTCATATGTCAGATTTATTGTGGATTGAAAAATACAGACCAAGAACAATTGAAGATTGTATCTTGCCTGAACGAATTAAAAATGCTTTATCAAAAATGGTTGAAGGTGGCGAAATTCAAAATTACGCCGCTGTCGGCCAACAAGGATCGGGTAAAACTTCTAGTGCACGTGCATTATGTGATCAATTGGGTATTGATTATATGATGATTAATATGTCTGCTGAATCTGGTATTGATACGGTTCGGACTAAGATTATTAATTATGCAAGTACATTATCTTTTAACTCACAGCATTCATATAAGACAATTATTCTTGATGAGTGTTTGGAAGAAAATGAAAAGGTTCGTATTGGAACAGTAGATAACTGGAAAGGTATTCCATTAAAAGACCTTAATCATGGTGTTGTTTATCCAGTCGTATCATTCAATATGGATAGCGGTTTATTTGAAAATGATAGTGGTAGTATTATTTCTGACAAAGAAGACATGGTTTATGAAGTAAAATTCAATTCTGGCCGTGTGGTTCGTGTTAATGATAAACATCCTTTTATTGTATTGGAAGATTATTCACAACAGTTGGATAATGGTGATTATGTTTACAAACACAAATATATTGAAAAATCAATTGATGATGGTTTGAACTCAACACATGATGTAATTATCCTTGATGATGAAAATGAATTTGGTTACTCATTTGACTGGGTTGTTGATATTAAAAATATTGGCCGTCATCGTGTAATCAATTTAACAGTGTATAAAAACCACACGTTCATTACAGAAAATGGAATTGTGACACATAACTGTGATCATGCTTCTAAAAGTGCACAAGCATCTTTACGTGGTGTTATTGCAGATAATATAAAGAACTGCCGTTTTATTATCACAGCTAACTATGGTAATAAAATTATTGAACCTTTATATTCTCGTTGCCCACAAATCGATTTTACGTTCACCAATGAAGAACGACATGAAATGTTGAAACAGTTCATAAGTCGAATTATGGGTATTTTAAATGAACATAATATCGAATATGACAAACGTGGTTTGGTTGAATACTGTCGTTTAAACTTCCCTGATTTCCGTAAGACATTAAATGAATTACAAATGAATTCAATTGATGGGGAACTAAAGTTAACAAGTCTTGGCGCAAAATCAACTGAAAAAATCCGTGATCTTATGGCGCTGCTTAAAGGTGAAGACTTTGCAGGTTGCCGCGAATGGATTGTGAATAATATGAATGGTAATGATGGACATGTCATCCGCCGTGCCATTTATGACAATATGAAAGAATATATTAAAGAAGGTTCAATTCCTGAATTGGTGTTATTAACCAACGAATATGATTTTAGAGAATCACAAGTCGTGGATAAAGAACTTAACTTTGCAGCATATTTGCTTCAAATTATGGTTAATATCGAATTTAAGGATTGATGAATGACTGATAAATCTGATTCTAATGGGTTATTCGATTACATCAGAATTATTAACATGAAGGAAAAGTATCCCGAAGAATTTTCGGGGTATGAACCCTTTGCGGTAAACAGGTCTTTTAGTAACTTAATGGAAACTGTTTTATATGCAAATGAAGTTAATAAGGCTGGTATCGATCCTGTTATGAACTTCGACTTTTATTATTATGGTCTATCACGAAAAAAACGTTATGGAAAATGGTTTAAGAAGCCGAAAGAAAATATCAAAGTTAAAAACTACATAAATAATATTATTGAATATTATCAGTGTTCAAAAGATAAAGCGCAAGAAATATATGATGTTCTTGAAAAATGTAATTTATTAAATGATTTTGATGCTCTGTGTGATAAGGGCGGAAAGACAAAATGATGTGAGATATAAACATGAGTCATAAAATTGATTATGCAAAGTTAGTTTCTTTAATGGCCGATTGCCCTGAATACCTTCCTTATCAGTTAGAATTCTCTGATGATATTGATGTATTTTTAAAGATTCGTGAAACTTTAACCCGTATTGGCCGATATCAGAAAGAAAAAGATAAAGAATCGTTGTGGCAGGTATGTCATATTGTTCAAGATGAAAATACAAATGATTATTTTCTTATTCATTTTAAACATCTTTATATGTTGTTTGGTGAAGGTAAAACTGAATTTCTTGAACAAGATTATAATCAAATGACTTATATTGCTTCACTTTTGAAAAAGTGGAATTTAACTGAATTCACTGAAGAATTTGAAAATCCACAAGGACGATTTAACTTAACTATTATTCCACACGAACGTAAGAAAAGTGTACATTTGTACAAAAAATTCTTCATCAAAAAGAAAAAGGATAAGGTGGCTTAATAAGCCACTTCCCTTGAACTTTAATTTAAAATCCATAAGGTAAACAACATGACAAGTGTAAATGAAGAAAAAGATTTGACAATTAATTCTGAAGTTGAATCAACTGATACAAATAAAAAGAAACCACGCGGTCGCCAGAACCCAGCGATTGAATCTGATAAGGAAGAAGAAACTACAGTAAAACTCTCCCAAAGTGTTCAACAACTGGGTATCTTTAAAATTGATCCAGAAAATGATTTTGTCGTCGAGTTCAAAACTCAAGATTCAGCATGCTTCGACCTAGCACCATACTTCAAAAAAGGTGATCGCGTTAAAGTATTCTTAGCGAATGATGAAGTGGTTGAACGTAAAGTAACTGAAGATGGTTTATTGCTGATCCAGCAAGGCGAACGCGCATTGGTTCCAACTGGCCTGATCTTTGATATCCCTCAAGGTTTCTGCATGGAAATTTATGCGCGTTCAGGAACTTCTTTGAAACTAGGTATTGTTCTTAATAACGCCCCTGCCCAAATTGATTCAGATTACGTTTTACAGACGTTTATCTCAATTGCTAATACTGGTGCAGCCAAGTATCTAACTAGCGGAAATCCAATCGCACAAGCGAAACTGGTAGCATTGGTTCCTACAGTTTTCAAAACGCTGACAGAAGCACCTCAACAAAAAACTGATCGCATTGGCGGTTTTGGTTCTACCAACAAGTAATTTGGTATGGGGAGAAATCCCCATCTGGATCATATATGACTAAATCGAATAACTTAACAGCAAATAATCAAACTATGGATTGGGAATCAGATATGTTGCAAAAACTAAACTCCCCAATTGCTTTGACGATTGATGCAAATACTGATCCAGAAGAAGTTAAGCGTTTGATGCGTGAAAAACGAATCGAACTTAGAAATAAGCGTGAGAAACATACAAATGAGTTTTAATAAATTATTTGCAAAATTGGATTCTTTAATGAATGATTTCTTTACAGAAAATACCACTGTGAATGAAAAATATTCAAAAAAGATTTCCAATGCTGAACATGATGTGGAAATGAATTGGTCTAATGTCTGCGATGATGCTGGTAATGTGATTCTATTCTCTGATGAACAGTTGGCAAACATCACATCTGATACTGATGGTGAATCTACATATAACACCCTAATTTTTAACGATGGTAAGTTTGCATACATATGCGAAACTGGCGAAATCGTTGATAGAAAAAGTATCAACTGGGTTATTAACTATAAAGTAGACGTGAAAAAGTAACATAAATAACTTCATATTTTAAATTAAAGACAAACAAGGCATAGGATCATATATCATGAGTATTAAAATTTTAAACACGAAAGCATTTGGTCAAATTATTGGAGATGTTGAAGATCGTGTTGAGTTCTCATCCAGTATTAAGGTTGTAAAACCTGCTTATATGCAATTGCAACGACACCCTGAAACTGGTCAAGTTGGTATTGCTATGATGGGTGTTATGACTCCATTTGTAGATGGTGTCACATGCGATTATATCAATCTTACTGAAGATGATGTTGTTGGTCGCGACCTTAAAGGTTATAAGCCAAATGAAGATGTGTATAACGATTATCAAAAACGATTTGGTTCTGGTTTTACGCTACACACATCCCCAATTATTAAATAAGATTATATTTGTTTATGTTTGAAACCGTGATAGAATTCTATCACGGTTTTTTAGTTTTGGAATTCAAGTAAATGTCAGAAATAGTACAAATTGGAATAGATATTGAAACAATAGGTAAATATGATTCATGTGTGGTTTCTCGTATCGCTTTGACACCTTTTTATTTCACAGAAAAAGATATTACCTTTGAGGGATTATGTGATCGTACATTGGTAGTAGCATTAGATCAGGATGAGCAAGTAACACATGGGCGAATTCGTGAACCTATGACTGAAGAATGGTGGCAAAAACAAAGTGAAGAATTAAAAAAAGTTTCATATTATAAAACCGATAATGATTTGTCTATCCATGAAGCTTTTGAAGTAATGAAGAAATTTCTCAAGACATGGCGTTATGATTACATGTCATCACACCTTTGGGCACGTAACTCTGGATTTGAATGTTTTAAATTACAATCTTTATCTGAAATGGCCTATGGAAAAGGTATGGATATGAAGGTGTTAAATGGTTGGAACTGGCAAGATTTTAAAACATTAAATCTAATTTTGACAGGGGGAGAAACCTCTAAAATTAACCCTAAAGGGGTAAATATGGATGATTTCATGTATCACAATCCAGTCCATGATTCTGCAATGGATTGTTTACGTGCTATTCATTTGTTAAATGGTTTGCATGAGGGTTGAGTAATATGAAGTCTAAATTATATCGTGTTGATTGGAATTCAGATTCTATCTTATTTGGATATGAATCTTTCATTGTGGCTGCAAATAATGAAGAAGAAGCCAGAAATACATTTCCAAATGGAGATAATTATGATTGGGATGAAAAATCATATTATTGCAGATATTGGATTCCAAAAGCGCACGTTGATAAGCTGATAGTCACTTATATTGGTGAATATATGGAATATGTAGAAATCCCACAAATAATTATGTATAAAGCTACGGATTCAACATTATGATAGAAAAATCTTATATATATCTTGTTGAGCAAGATTACACACGTGGATACGACACATACGATTCATTTGTAGTTATATGTGATAGTGAAGAAGAAGCAAGATACACACATCCTAATGGAAGGCGTGATGGTTGCTGGTGTCCTGATCACTTAATCGATCGAGAAGTAAAAGTTACCAGACTTGGTATTACTCATAAACAAGAAAAACAAATAGTTTGTTCATCATTTAATGCAGGTTAAGCATATGGATAAGGAAAACGGAATATATGGATTTAAAGAGGAATATCGATGGTTGTCGAATTTTGCAGCCCTAGAAACACCTATCATGATGTATGGTATTAAGTTCTACACAACTGAACAACTATATCAGGCATGTAAGTGTAAACGAATGGATCAATTTGTTTTATTCGATGGTTTAACGGCAGCAGAATCCAAAAAGTTCGGAAAAACAGTTGAAATGCGCCGTAATTGGAGCAGAATTCGTATTCCTGTGATGCATCGCATTCAGATGATGAAATATACCCAACCAAAGTTTAAATCGCTTCTGGAAGCAACCAAGGGACGTTACATTGAAGAAACCAACTGGTGGAATGATACATTCTTTGGTGTTTGTAATGGTGTTGGGGAAAATCACCTTGGAAAGATCATTATGGATATCCGCGATAATTATCTTTTTAAAGAGTAATGCTATATGAAAAATATTGATGATAAGATCGAATATGAATTGAATGATTTCATATATCTTTATGAAGATGGAAAAGTTTATTCAATACAGTCTATTAAAGATGAATTTGTTATAATTGGAAATGCAAAATCATTGAGGGGAATATGTACCATCGATTTTAATTATTCATTTCGACCAGCTACAGATGATGAATCACTAACCTTTAAATAATGATAAACGACCCGCTTTAATTAAATATAATTAAAACGGGTTTTTTCATGCAAGAATACTTAAATTATCTAAATGAAGTTTATGTATCCGATATGCTTCGGGTGTTAGCTGCATCATTAGATCAAAATAAAATAAGAAAAATAGTAGTCAAAGAAATCAATAAAGATGATAAATTCAATGTCGTATCACAATTTATATTTGTATCTGGTGAACCTAAACCAAATACTATAGAAGGTTATTTTATATATAGTTTAACGAAACCAGATGATAAATATACTGATCCAAAAAAATATTATATTGGTAAATTTAAATATTCGTTAAATAAGAATAAATTAATAGATTATACAGAATCTACAAAATATAAATTTAACAATATAGCTTCAGCCTGTGATTTTGCAATAACAGAATTAAAGTCTATACAATTGGAGTCATCAAAATGAAATTTACTGATTTTTTAAATGAATCACCATCAACAGCGCATGGAAAGGTTGAATCTGCCATACGTAGTCTTAAATTAAACTACAAGAATGATAAAAATGATCAGGGACGCGCATACTATCTAGATCATGGATATGTACTAACATCACTTAACAATGGTGATGTAATACTGACTAAAACTGATGTTAAAGGTGATATAGCCAAGATTAAAAGTTTTGAAGTTCTAGATACATCTAAGTTATTTACAAAAATTGAAGAACTGCTTAAAAAACATGCGCCAGAACTTGTTGGTGTAACAATCAAATCTAAAGAAAAGAAAACTGCTTAATGAAAAAGGCGCGTAACGCGCCTTTTATCAGTATTTTGTATTTGGTCGTGGTAGTAATGCATATCGTATGCATTTGTATTCTTCAATACTCATTGATATATGATTTATATACTCGTATTCATCTGTGATAGAAATTTCATAAATTCGCTTCATTATGGTATATAAAATGGATGCCACATCATAAGATTCGTAATGATCACCTACGTATTTTTGAATTACCTCTATATCATCAGAATAATTTTTGAATTGTAAATCATAATATAAACAGTCATTAATTATATTATTGATCAATTGTTTTTCCACATGTATTAACATAATAACCCCCTATTTTGTATATACAGAATACTATCTTTACTATGCGTATGTCAAATCACACATTTGATAATATTTGATCATAATGGTATAGTGTATGTATATTATATTCACTGGTTTCATGTATGGAAAACGTTCTTCAGGAATTTAAGAATTCTGTCGCCAATCATAAATTAACAATTAATCTGGATCAAGGTTTATACCGTGACATCACTGTAAAAAATCCAGAATCGTCAGCTTGTGCATACCATGTGATTGCGCGCCCCCGATATCTGATGATTTGTGGGGATATGGGAACTTTCGTATTCAATGTTAGCACTAATGATGCATTTGAATACTTCCGTGACAAATTGGATAATATCCGTCTATCACATTATTACCGCCGTAAATTACAAGCTGAAGATGTTACTGTAAAATCCACTCAATTTGATTTTGATGGTGTTATTTCTGAGTTGGAAGAATATCTAGATTGTTTTGAAGAATATTGTTCTGATCTCCCCGAAGATACTAATTTTAATTTTGAAGCAGCTAAAGAAGCTGTAGAAAACTTTAAATTACATACTGATCGTGATGAACAATCTTATATTTCTACCATTCATAATTGGGACGTTGATGAAGCTGGTGGTATGACATTGGATGATTTTTGGGATGGCGAAATTGGTGTAACTGCAACATACCATTATAGATGGTGTATATATGCGATTATTCATGCAGTAAATTTATATGATTTAAGTCTGGTGGAGCAGCAGGAACATGAGTGAAATACTAAAATCTGAAAATGTGTTTTTTAAATTGCAACTTCAAAAAGGTTATTTATTAAACATCATAGGTGACAATAATTATGAGATTACCCATGAAAACGGCAATGGCGTAATTAGATTCAGTTCAAGACAAAGTTTAATTGAATACGCATTGCAAATACAAGATGTGTTTGAAATAGTCGATCAGAATGGGATATCCCACGAATAACAAAAAGGCGCATAATGCGCCTTTTCTTTTATCATGAATTAACAGATAGCACGAAGGATACGTAATTGACCTGCAAGGACACGTGGTGCACCATCACCTAACGCTACTGGTTTAGAAGTAGTGATTGTACTAATGAAGATTAAATTTCCTGCTGTTTGTGCATCATAAATGCCTAGCGATAGAATATTCCCCCAGTTGGCGGTAGGTACAGGAAATACTAATTCTGTTGTATTAGTATATAATTGATCTGTACCCCCTGTAGGCCCTGTCCACGTTCCTGCTGCACGTGGTAATGCGACACGTGCATAACCAGTACCAGATGTTGATACTTCTGTACCACCAGTCCCACCCAGTGTAGGTGTAGTAGTGAATAAGGCCAGATATAAGGTTGCTGGCAATGTAGGAGCAGCCACCCCTTTTAATAGGAAATCCATCAACTGTTGAGAAGCCCAGTTGGATAATGTAGATGATGCCATTTCAATAAACCTTTCTATATATTTTATATGTTTATTTATGACAAATAAAAAAGTATCCAAAAATCAAATCATCATTTAACTTTTGGATACTTTTTAGTGGTTACACTGTTTTATGCAACTAATTTTGCCAAGGCTTCTAGATCAGCTTTTAAACTGCAAATTAGAGTTGTAATTTGCTTTTTGGTACTACTTAACTCACCTGTAGGGGTTTTAGCAACTACATTTTTAGCGGATGTTGTATTCGTAGTTTCCAACTTGAACTCTGGAATACTATTAGAACCTAATAGAGTACGTAGTAAAGAAGTTTTAGTTGTATTACCTTTAACAATTTTACCATTAGCATTCAAGATGTAATGAACTTTTTTACCTTGAAGTAATTTGTAACCATCATTCTTTTTATTTGAATAAAAGTTACCTGTTGCATCAAAAACAACATCGATGCTTGGGTTAGAGTACATATACTCACCTTCAATCCGAATCATTTTCGTTAAGCTTGGATCAATTGAAGATAATAGTTTACTTGGGGTAGTATCATTTTTCATGATGATTTCCTTAATTTATTAAATAAAGGGCAGGTGATTTAATACCACCTACCCATACGGCTTACAACATACGCAACTGATTAATACGATCTTTAATTTCACAAACAAGATTAAGTGCATTTTCTTTATTTGCTGATTCAAGAATCAAAGTATCAATATTTACATTTAAATCAATTTCGACCAATTCTTTTTTAACTTCTAAGATGCCATTATTATTGTTAACAACATCAATAAAATTCTTGTAAAACACATCTGAACGCTTAATTTCCATAATGCGCAAGAACGCTTTTTCAGCCAGATCATAACCAACTTTTTCACTGGAAATAATCAGTTGTGCAACATCTTTCGCCTTTTCAACTTTAATTTGATGATCTAGGGCTTCATCTTGGTTGGTAAAGGTGCGAAAATCTTCAGTGATGTATGATGCAATAATATTTTTACTTTGATCTTGTTTAGCTTTAGACATAGACAAGTTCTTTGGTTGACTCTTTTCAAGTTCTTGCATATGAATAGCTTTGTTTACAACGCGAATATTATCTTTGGTTAGTGGTTTACTTTCATCAATCAGTTTAACCATTGATTGACTAGGAACCTTTAGACCATACATCATCGCAATAACATGATCTTGAAGCATGGTTTTGCGAATCCAGCGATCATTACGTTTGTATGCTACATAGATAGAAGATTTTAATCCACGTGCTGAACTAATAACCTGACCTTTAAAATTATAAAATGTACGGTTATCCATATCGAAATGCACATTAATATCTTTATTTTTTACAAGGTTATTACCAGTTGAGTTATCAACATATGTGTTTTCATGATTGAAGTTATCGAATTTAAACTCACTCTTTACATAAGGGCCACGGCGTACTTTAGTTACTTTATTGCCAGATGTATTATTTTTTTCATCATTACTATATGGTGATGTTTCACTGAAAAGGTGTGCTAAAAAGAAGTTACGGGAACATTTGGTGTATACGCCATCAATTCGCATATCCATACATGAAACTCGATTTGGCACGATAGCACGAACATCAGTACGGTCTTTATTTAAACGATAAATGACTTTTTTATCTTTTGAAATTGCTACATCCATAGCTGGATTGACATATAGATCAATCATTCCAAGATCGGTACTAACAAAAGTTTTAATTTCTGTAAGTTGTGGATTTAATTTAGCAAATTTCTCTACGTTGTTTGATGGAGCGCGTTTGGTAGATGACATATGTTGTTCCTTTGTGTATATCATGTGTTGCATCATTGTCTACAGAATGTATATTAAACCAAAAAAGGTGTCTTGTAAACACCTTTTGCAAATATAATTCAAATAAAATTAAATATGATTGTTAATAACCACCATTTTTAAATTTGTTTTCATTGATAATATTGGTGATGATGAAGCTTCTATTGTTGAGTTGACGAATAATTGATTTGATGTAATCTACTTTTCTAGTCTGATACTTTGTTTTTGAAATTAACTCTTGGTAGTCTGAATCAGCATTAATATATCGATCTATTTCAGACTTTAATACCTTTTTATGGAAGTTTTTTCGAACATATTCTTCTTCTGGCGCATTCCCTTGATAGAAATCAAAAAGCTTCTTGTAATCTACAAGCATTTTACTCTCAAGTGCATCTAGGATTCGTTCCTCATCAATTAGAATACACTGATATTTATTTGCTAATCGTGGGGTGTCGATAGATGCCCCTACCAAATCAGTTTGATCG